CTTCTAGTTCCTGAATTAAAAAGCGTAGGTGTTGCATGAGTGAAATAACCCTGACTCATTAGATCATAAGTCTTGTAAGCAGAAGGTAAATCATTCTTATGAATTCCTATAGCAACTCTCATTAGCATTTGCTGAGGTCTTTCTGCTGGTTGTCCATCTATTTTTAAAAGATAAGATTTCTCTAATGTTTTAAATCCAAAGTAATCATAATCTAAGTCTCTGTCAGCAATAATTTGTGAATCTATATCCTTAGAATTATTCATTATGATTTCATAAACATCATCAGCTATCATAGGTGCTTTTAATCCAGTCTTTGGATCAACGTAATTATAAAGCTGTTCTATTACACTAGAAAAACTCTTAGGTGTTCTTTTGTGTAATGAAGTAACACATATTCTAGAAGCTAGTATTGAGTAATCAGGATGTGTTGGTGTTAATGCAGCTGCAGTTTCTGCTGCTAATGTATCCAATTCAATAGAAGTAATTCCATCATAAAGACCGTGGATAACTTTTTTAGCTATTTCCATTGGCTCTATGTAATCCATATTCAACCCATAACACTGCTTCTTAACTCTATTAAGAATCTTATCCAATTTCACTCTTTCTCTAGAGCCATCTCTTTTTATTACTTCCATTTTACGCTTTTATTTTTTTATTTTTTAGTCGACAATTAGTTTCAATCATTTTTAATTGATTACCAATATTTCTTTAAGATTTTAATTTTTTATGGTCTAAGATATCCCAAACTTGCCATAGCAGAATCTATTATTATAACATCAGAATCTGCTATAGAATTATTAGATGATATTAACATACCAGAATCATGCTCATCTACCAATAGATTATTAACTCCTATATAATATGTAATTCTTTCAGAAACAGTATTAGAATCTGAGGAATGTATGGATGAAATATAATAAAGTTGATTCATATTGTTATTTTATAATTTTAAGTCACTGTCCAAACTGATTCTACCATCGCAAATCCGAAGTTAACCGTTCCTCCACTTCCACCATCTCTAAAAAATCTTATAGAAACTGGTGTTAGCGAATTAGGAAAATCAGACTGCAATAAAACGGAACTTAGTACAGTAAGGGATGAACTCGTGGTGGAAAGTGTTGATCCTGTAATAGTTGAGTTAGTGTCCTTCCTGTGCAAATCAAAAGTAGCTTGTGCACCTCCTGCTGCTCCGGATATTGATCCATATACATAAAAAGTAATAATTGGTGCTCCACAACCTGATGGATTCCATTTTGTTGTATCCCCTATATCTATATAATAGTATCCCCTATCTCCGACAGCTGCACTAGTTGTGGTAACTGTACCAGATGAGCTAGATGGAGAGATCATCCATCTTTGTACTATTTTATTCCCTGATGAATAAGTAGTAGACCCAGTGGCTCCTGTTGGCCCAGGAATTAAGGCGTTTATAGATCTTAATGAGAAATTTATTGTTGAAAAAACTATAGTGTTTGCTCCTGCTGCACCACCACCTGTTTGTCTAGCCATTAATCTTATAGTGTGGCTAGATCCTCCAGAAAGCATAAATACTCCAGAAACACTCAATTCTCTAGGTGACGAAGAAAAACCTGCGGTATTAACAGATGTATAAGCATCTATAGTAGGAGATGATCCATCTATAGAAATTCCTATATCTATACCATTTGAAGTTGCTTCACCCTTCAAGCATCCTATTGTTGCAACGAAAGAATAGTACACATCAGAAGACTTAGACGATATAGTTATTGTATCTAATCCGTCATATGTTACATCTGAAGAGAATTCACCCTGATCTAAATTAGCACTAGAGATAGCTACCCAAGATTGTATTCCTGAACCTGTACCTAAAGATGTACTAAAACTTGAAGAAGCATATAATTCAGAATAGGTAACTATTGATCCTGATGGTAATGCTCCAGTTGGTCCAGTATCTCCAGTTGGTCCGGTAGCACCAGTATCTCCTGTTGGTCCAGTAGCACCAGTATCTCCAGTAGGTCCAGGAACAGTTGAATCCGCTCCAGTAGAACCCGTTGGTCCAGTATCTCCAGTTGGTCCAGTATCTCCAGTTGGTCCGGTAGCACCAGTTTCCCCGGTAGGTCCAGGAACAGTTGAATCCGCTCCAGTTGCTCCAGTTGGTCCAGTATCTCCAGTTGGTCCTGTATCTCCAGTTGGTCCTGTATCTCCAGTTGGTCCAGTAGCACCGGTATCTCCAGTAGGTCCTACAGGTCCGGTTGCTCCTAGAGTTTGTAATGCTAATATTATTGGCTGATTATTAGTAAACTGATAACCACCAGAGTCATAAAGAACAGGTATTGTTACATAGTTATTAGGTAAAATTGTCAAAGGACCATTAACTATCCATCTCTGATAGTTCGTTGAGTTATACTGATCTTGTATTATTAATACATCATTATCTGTTAATACTGCAAGGAAAATGTCTATATCTACATTAGTCTGTGTTAAATGAGAAACAGATATATTTCCGGAAGATATTTGAGTAGCATTATCCCATATTAAATACCCAGGTCCTACTGGAGGAGAAATAATTGAAAGATCTGCTTGATACTCATAAAAACTAGTGGAAAATCCGGATGGGCCTGTAGCTCCTGTAGCTCCTGTAGCTCCTGTATTTCCGGTTTCTCCTATAAATCCAGTAGGTCCAGTAGATCCTGTTGGTCCATCAGATCCAGTAGCTCCTATAGGCCCAATATTCCCTGGTATCTGTAATGAAACAACAACATCCTGTAAGCTAGTAATTCAAAATCCACCTCCTATATAAGTTACTGGGATTTCAACATATGAGTTAGAAATTTCAGTAATAGGAGAAGAAACCTCCCATTTTTGATAATTATTAGAATCTGATACATCCTGTAATATCAATATACTACCAGCGGGTATTACCTTTAATATAAAATCTATGTCAGTTCCTTGAGAATTTATATGACTTATATTAATTTGAGTAGCACTAGTTTGTACAGGATTATTCCACAATAAAAAAGTTGAACCAGGATTTCCTGAATAATTAGAAACATCTGATTTATAAAAGAAATAAGTAGAAGATTGTCCAGTATTACCAGTAGCACCGGTAGCTCCTGTTAATCCAGTAGCTCCTATAGAGCCAGTCCTGTTGGGTTGGTATATTACCTTGTGAAAATATTACTTTAAATTGAGATCTAGATTTCTGAGCCACTTTTGTTAATTATATCTCTTATATATATTCGACCGGGGATCTATTACTAAATTAAAAGTCAGCATCCATGGTAAAAGTTTTACCAGAATCTTTATTGTCTTTGGTACTGTCCATAACACCTGATTTTTGATAAGAGCCAACTCTTCCCTCGAAAAAATTTCCTTTATTTTCAAGTGCTATGTTGACCATAAAATCAAAAGGGCATTTAGTATTATAAATTTTAGAGCATCCTAAAGAAACTAATAATCTATCAGCAACGAATTCAATGTACTCACACATAAGATCTGAGTTCATACCAATTAGTCTAACAGGTAAAGATGAAGTAACAAACTCTTTTTCGATCTCTACAGCTTCACTAATAATAGTTTTCACTGTTTCCTCTGGAAGTTTATTTTGAATGTGGTTAGTGTAAAGTAAACAAGCAAAATCACAATGTAGTCCTTCATCTCTAGAGATTAATTCATTAGCAAAACATAGACCTGGCATTAGTCCTCTTTTCTTTAACCAGAATATAGAACAGAAAGATCCGGAAAAGAAAATACCCTCAACTGCTGCAAATGCAATTAGTGTTTCTGTAAATGAACCATTCTCTATCCATTTCATTGCCCAATCAGCTTTTCTTTTAACAGAAGGTACTGTATCTATTGCATTGAATAGGTGTTCTTTTTCTTCCTCATCAGATATGTAAGAATCTATAAGAAGAGAATAAGTCTCTCCGTGTATATTTTCTATAGCTAATTGAAATCCATAGAAGCATCTTGCTTCTGGGTATTGAACTTGATTGAAAAAGTTTGCGGCAAGATTTTCATTAACTATACCATCAGAATTGTTAAAGAAAGCAATTACATGCTTAATAAAATATCTTTCGTTATCATTAAGCTTATCCCTCCAGTGAGAAATATCTTGTGCTAAATCTATTTCTTCCGCAGTCCAAAACGAAGCTTCAGCAGTTTTGTACATTGTCCAAATATCATGTTCTTGTACAGGGAACAATGAGAATCTCTTCGGGTTTGGTGTTAGTAATTTTTCCATAAATTCTTTATCTTTATATATTTTAATATCCTCTTTTTTGACGGTCCCTATTCTCTTTATTTTTACTCATATACATATTATACATTTCTTTTGAGGTCATACCTATTGAAGCAGCATAATTCATAAAGAAGTGTAGCATGTCAACTATTTCGAATTTGCATTCTAGTTGATCTTCCAAAGAAAGATCTGAAAATTTCTTATCTGAATATTCAGGGTAAGCTTTTTTCCATTTTTTCCAAATTGCATTTCCGCCTTGACTAATACCACCAAGTGCATCAGTAGCCTCGTGTATTTCATCTATCATTGCGTGGTTGTTCATATGCCAGAACTCCATAATTTCTCTAAGAGACATACTTTGAAAGTCATATCCATATACGCTCTTTTGTGTTTCCGATTGTAGATTTAAAATGTCTCCAAGCGTGTCAGAACCTATTGTAATTTTTTCGCGATCATACTTTGGAGTATGTGTAGCGTCAGTCCAAAGATCCTCGATTTCTAATTTTGCACAAGTGTTATCTGTATTTGCCATAATTTATGATTTTGATTTTATTGCTTTTTTTATTTTTTCTATTTCTTTTTCACATTCAAAGTATTTCTTCTTAGTAGCTTTTCTTTGAGAATAAAGTCCTTTTAATATCTCTCTAAGAATAGGCTCATCCCCATCCTTGTTATAAAATACCGCGCCTGAAGAAGTTTTTATTGCTCCTTCTGGTATTTCTTTAAGATTCTTACCTATATAAGCTTCTGGAGATATTCCCCATTGCATCATTGTATTAGGATATAGTGAGGCAAAGTCAAAACAAGCAATCCATTCATATAATCCCTTCTCTGGCTTCTTAACATAAGCTCCTTCGAATTTTACGTGGGATTCTCCCTTTCTTTCGTTAACTATAATTCTTTTTCTTTCCAAGAATTTTCTTAGCATCAATACTTCAGTAGTCCATACGGGAGATAAGGCCCTATTAATTTCTACTCTGCTAACCTCTGCAATCTTAAAAAATGTGGAAAGAGTATCTAATCTTTTATCTATATAATGGACTAACACACAGTCTACCGCATTGTAAAATATGAATGTTTCAAAGTCGGATTCATATAAATCTTTAAGTGTCCCGTTGTACGAAATTTTCTTTAACCCTACTGCTTGATTAGCTACGTAATCTAAAGAATTGGATTCCCTTATTTTTATTACTCTATCCCATTTCTTATAGATATCAAGGTAATCCACCATAAGTACGTGCATAGGTATTTGATTCATACCTAAAAGAATACCACTAGGAGAAGCTATTTTTGGATCTATCCCTAATCTTTTTGCTCTGTTTATAAGATAAGGCCAGTCATACCCAAACCAGTTCCATCCAGTAATTAAAGGCATTTTTGGTACAAGCTTAGAAAGAAAAGTGTATAGCATATCAAATTCGCTATCAAATTTTCTATAATTAAATGTCCATTCTCCTGGAAGATCTTTAAAGTGGTCTTTTATTCTTTTTTCAATCTTAAGAATTCTATCAGGTGAAATGTCCTCTAATCCTATGACTAAAATTTTACCATGGGACGAAGCCATACCTATTGAAAGTACCCTATTTTTAGAATTCTCAGTATCTAACGAATCCGCTCGATTATCTGTTATTTCTACCTCGATATCGACAAAATATTTTTTAGGTATCTGATAATCCCATAGTGGTTTGGTAACATGAGGATCTATAGCCTCTAATATTTCTACTACCCTATACTTATCAAATTTACTGGAAGATACTTTTTTAATTGGAAAATTATCCCATGATCTCCAATCTTTATCCTTGTTTTTATCATTCTCAGAGGTTTTTTGCCAAACAAATTGTAAATGCTTGGGAACTGGTATTTTTAACAAATTAACATCTCCCTCTTCTGTATAATGTGAAACTGATAAAGAATTCCCTGTGTTCTCTATATCTATTATCATAACTATTTTATAGCTATTAACGGAAGAGGTTTCAAAAAGGAATATATATTAGGTGAAAAAAATTCTAACCTTTAAATTATTCGAGCAGGTTTATCTAAATGATATAAACCCTTTTAGCAAAGAAAAAAAATATGCCAGGGGGCTAAGATTTTCGAATAGGGACGAAGCTTTAAAGTCTATAAGGAAAATTCAAGAAATGCTTGATAAAAAAGAAATAGAATTAAAAGATGCGATAATAGCTTCATACATAATGTCAAAAAGAGCTGAATTACATAAATCTAAAAAATCATCTATTAAAGAGGGGGGTCTAGTTTGGGGTGACTATTTAAATCAGCTTAAAAGAATGGAGGAATCCAAATGATCCTTATAATCTAATATTTTTTATTATCCTTAAAATTATCCACGAATTTTTTAACTGCATTTTTTAAATTATAATGCTTACTCGGAATATTAGGTTCTCCTGATCTTTTTACAGCATCTTTTAGACACTTACAGAAAATAATAAAACTAGGTGCAAGCTGATCTTTTTCTTCACTATTCTGTACTTCCTTTATGGACTTAGAAAATCCCATTAAAAAAATATCGTACGAATTTTCCTTAGCCTTGTCAATATCTGAGTAATCAAAAAATAATGCTATTATCTCCCATATATTTTTTTCGTTTATATCGGGAAACCCTGTTTTTACTCTATCCATTCCGGAAGATGTTGTAATCTTACATTCGCATATAGATTTTTTATCCGTTGAATTTTCTTTCTTAGAATAAAAATCCATTCGGGATTCTTCCTGTACTGATTTCTTTTTGTATATAATAGAAAATGTTCCTTCCTTACTAAAAACTAAATATCCGTTATCTTCCTTTTTTTCAAAAGAACTCTCGTTACTTATAATAGACCAGTTTGAAGTAACCATCTGTAGTTTTTCAAAAAGCTGATTAAAGTTAAGTAAATGATTCATGTAGTATATATTACCGAATCGATTCTAAATACATTTTAAGCTTTTTGTCGTTTGGGGTAAAAGAAATATCATTCTGAACAAATATTCTCCAAGCTTCCCTACCGTAATCACCTATACCTGGAAATTTAAAAGGATCTCTAATACCAGAATCCCAAGATAAAGAAAAATCTTTTATCCTCTTGGCTTTTACGTTTTGAAATCCTGTAGTCCTTATAAAATAAGAAATGGCCGAATCCTCTTCTAACAATAAAGATTTAGGATTTGGCCACTTCTTAAAAAAATCTTGTATTAAAGGTCTTACCTGTTTATTGCTAGTTTGATTTAGTAATATACAGCAAACTAGAACTTTCCAAGGATCGTTAGAGTATTCCTCTTGTATTATATTAATTTTTTCCACTAAGCTAAATTAATAAATTATAGCCTTAGTTCTACTATTTTTAAAAATATAATCTACTGGTTAGATTTAGTATTCTTCATAAATGTTTTAAAGCTCATTAATGAATTACTTATTGGACTAGGATTTTCTTTTGATACCTTTTTCTTTTTCTTTTTGGCAGCGGGAGTTCCTACGGTTAAACTAGGAAACTGATCGCCAGATCCAAACTTTCCCGGTCCAGGAGGAACAACATTACCCATTCCTGGTGTTCCTGCTAGAGAAGCCATTGCTCCCCCACCCTCGTCCATATCTCCTGCTATCTTATCTTTGAATACCCTATACATTCCTCTCTCACCCTCTATAACATATCCAATAACTTCACCAACACTATTTCTAATAGAGTCGTCAACTCTTCCGCTTCTTCCATCTATTAATGATACTCTTTTACCTACTAGAGGATCCTGATCATATTTGTTAGATCTATGTGAATTGTAGTCTCTAATGTTATCTGTGGTTGATCCACATCCGCAATCTTCACTCATATTTATAATTTATTTCTTTTTACCTATAAACTCCCTGTAATCAGAAAGATTTTGCATCTTTTTACTTTTACTCTTCTTTGGTAAATTTGATTCAGGATTAAGATATGGAATTATTGTTGGTATTTTTCCTTCTTCAACTTCTTCTGGTATATTTTTATGTTTAGTCCCAGCAAAATCTTTAAGGGATTTTTTTTTCATATTATTTGCAAGCTCAACAATAGTTTCTCTGTATGCTGAATCTATTCTTCTTGGATTTAATCCTTCTTTTCCCCCGGTATCCATCCACTTACGAACTCCGTAAGCCTGTCCCATGAAACTGGTGGCTCATATGAGCTGGTTTCTGCAGAATTTTTTTTTCTATCTTTTTCCATTAGATCTATTATTAATGGGATAAAAAAATCCCGGTAAATTATATATCTACCGGGATTAAATAAAAGAATTTTTATTATCCTCTGATCTGTACTACAGACTCGATTTTAGACTGAGCTACTGCAGTAACTTCAAAATCTAAATGAGAAGTCGAATTATCTCCAGCTAAATGCTTATGGAGTGTTGCTTCTGCATCAGTTACACTTTCAGCTTCTACTAATATCTCAGATTTAGATGCTTTAGCCTTACCAGTACTTTTAGATACCTCTCCGGTAAAAAAGCTAACTTTACAAATATAATAACTCATAAAGATTAGGCTTTTGTGTTTTTAGTTTCTTGAACATTAACTCTTAGATCTTGAGATAATTTTTTAAGATCTTGACAAGCTGTTCTTACACGTGTACCAGCAGACTTGTTACCTTTAACGTAAAAAGCTTCGATGTCTTTAGACATGCTTTCTACCAATTCCTTGATTTTTTCGTAATTTTCCATTTTATATTGTTTTACTATTTTACTGTAAAATTAATAAAATGTTTCATTTAAGCACGTTTTTAAGCAATTTATTTGGATTCCTCCAGTATAGATGCCTTTAATACTCTATTTCCAAGGGGGGTTAAATGATAGTAATTAGCATCTTCCTCTTGAACTTTATACTTTATGTATTTTTTTTGATTACTTACCCATCTCATCGATGGTTTTTTTCCTGATGAATCTTCTTCCATACCTTCCAAGAATTCCATTAATTCTTTTTTGGTAACTTTTTCTTTTTCTGATATGAACTGTAAAACAGAAATAGTAGATCTAGAAGGTTTTGCCCAAGCTATTGCAATTCTAGATTCGTTTATAAATTCATTATATGAAAGTATCTTATTAGTCATGATCCCTTCTAGTATACATAAGTGTTCTTTCGGAAGAACCATCTTGTACACTCCATTTTTCGTAGCTCCATTCATCCATTAATGATTCTACCCTATCCTGGTATTCAGAAAGTTCCATATCCAAGTTAAGAGGTATCTCATCATACATTTTAGAAACCTTAGGATTATTCTGTAGATAGTCTTTTATGGATTCACTTAATATTTTATAGAATCTCATAAATTCAGATTTAGTGAGGGAAAATTCTTCATCCTCTCTTGATTTATAGTCAGTTTCATTAACTAAATAGTCATCAAGTGTACTAACTCTTATAGGTTCAGCAGATATAACAGCATAGCTATTTTCTGCTTCGTCTATTGATGATCCTCTGGAAAGTTTACCAATATTTATAATAAAACCTAGGGTCTCTTCCTCTCCCTCTATTTTAAAAAAGTATTTAGAAACTTTTCCGTCCTTCTTCTTAACAAAAAAGTCCCTTCCGAATCCATCTTCTTCTAATAAAAACTGCTCAAATAATTTAATATATCTCATAACTTAACTATCTCCTTTTTTTGGAAAAACTGCGGATGTATTAGGGATGTATACTTTCTTTTTCTTTTTGTATATCTCTCCTCTAACAATATTACCATAGTATTTATCTATAAGATTCCATCCTTCCTCCAGCTCATCTATATCAATATCCTCCATCTTAGAAAACTCTTCTCTAACGGATCTTATTTTGTCCATAGCTTCCTCTAACAGCCTCTTACTATTGGATAGATCGTATTTATTGCTATTGTCCTTTATATGGCTGTATTTCTTCATAAAAAGAAGGAATCTTTTTTAATATATATCCTCTTCCCCCTCTTTATCCTTAAGTTGTTTAGTAAACTCGCCAAATAAAACTGCTATAGATTTAGGTACTTTACTTTTAAATTCTTGAAAGTCACCTTTTATTACATAATCTCTAATATCTTTATTGTTTGCCCATTGAGGGGTTTTGTATATTTCTATATCTCCTCCCTCTAGATCATATTTGTCTCTAACCCATTCTCTTTGTAAAACCATGTTTTTGAAATCCCTCTCACCTATACAAACTGAAACCGGATTAGCATGCTTAACCACAGAATTTATTGCATCCTCTAAAAGATCTGATGGTATTATTTCATATCCATGAAAAAGATTATTATTCTCTGATGTTAGAGATCCTATAGATTTTCTTATAAGATCCTCGCTGAAAGGATATTTTAAGCTTTGACTTCCACCTGGATGAACTACACAAAGAAAAACGGGAAGATTATTTTCTTTCTTTAATCTCGAGCACATTTTAAGATGCCCATTATTAAATGGCTGAAATTTTCCTATCACTAAATTTACTTTCTGATTATTTTCATTAAGTATCTTAATCTTTTTTTTCTCCTTATGAGTTGCTACTACTTTTTTAAAATCTTTAAAAGAGAAAAACTCAGAAGCATCGTCCTCTTTTTTTTCTTCTATTTCTGCTTGAGAACTTTCGTTTATTGACTCTGATACAGTGGATTCGTTTTTATCTTCTAATGATTCTAAATATTCCTCAATTTCTTCCTCCTCATTAACCTCTATGCTGAATCTCCTACCAACTTTTTTAAACCAAACAAATGATGGTAGCCCTAAAGATTCTTCAACTATTTCTTTTCTCTTTGCATTTATATGAGAAGCTATATCCTCAACGAGCATATTGAACTGCTCTATAAGTCCTTCAGTAAAAAATCCGTGTGGTTTTCTTTTTAGTTTTCTAAATGAGTTTAATATCATTTGAAGTATATCAATATAAATCTCATCATCTTCCAGATATTTTATTACCTCAGAATCATTAATTATATCTTTGTTTATTTCAAATCCCTCAGATTTTAAATATTCAGGTTTCTCGAAATCTGCACCAACATATTTTTCCCCGTCTTCGTATATGAATTTCTTAAATACTGAAAAAACGAAATTTATATACCTCTCCTCTGGATCTTCTCCCTCTGAAGAAAAGCTTTCTATCCCATCCTCCAGTATCATATTCATAACGTCTATTAAACATAGAGAATAAACATCACTAGGAAAATATGAAGACTTGGTTACTTTTCTTTCCCTATTTATTTCGTAAAATATAGGGTCTACCATTTTTGCTAGAACCACCTCTTCCTCGTCATCAGATTCAAATCTAAAAACTAAAGAATCTATGCTTCCTCTTAAATCATTTCCCAGAGTTGTTTTTTCTAGATTTCTGTTTAAAATAGAAACTATATATTTAGTAAAACTCTCGGTTTTAAATTTGCTTTTAAGATCCATCAATGGAGTGGATAAGAAATCCATTATTGATATTTTCTGATCTCTATTTAATTTTCCCTGGAATATTACAGGAGATCTTTCAACTCCTAGTTTATCTGCCCATTCATCAAGCTCTTCCTTATCCTGTATATTTTTAATAACGTCACCAAATTCATCTCTTGATATTATATGAGTTAATATCAAATGATTTTTTGGTATTCTATCATATTCTATTCTTACCGGTTTTGTTGAAGGAAAATAAGCCATACCGAATCTCCATCCTTTAGGTATTTGGCTTTTTATTTCATCAGGAAGTGCCTCTATATAATTTATAGGCTTCTCGTAATATTTCATTAATATCCTATCAACTCTAGTTATAGGATTATCCTGATCTTTTTTGTAAAAAGATATGTTGTCTCCAGTAAAATCTCTTTCAAAAGAGAATGAAGAACCATCAAGATTCTCCGTTACGGTTACGTCCTTATTAAAAAGGCTCTCAATAAAAGATTTTCCTTTTTTTTCGTATATGTCCGATAAGTATTTTATACCTGCCATTAGTTTAAACAGTTAATGAATTTTTTACCCTTTAGATTTGAAACTGAAAATATACCAACTTTTATATTTTTCTTAGGTAGGAAATCAGAGTTTAATATATATTCTTGTAAAAATATAAGTATATTAGAAACCAAAATTTTAGATCTATAGCTAACCTCCGGGCTATTAGTTAACTCGTTTAATATCTCTATATAATCTTCCAATGATGATTTACTATTAGGCTTTATTAATACATTGAATATATCCCTCTCAATTTTGTAAATCTCCTCCTCTCCTATAGTTATATTCCAGTTACCCTCCATATCCTCACTAACTATACCAAGATCCCCCATAAAAGTCCTGAATGTTAACACATCACCATCAGGGGATATAGAAGATATCTTACATCCAGTATAGTGTTGAAGCACAGGATAAAGAGCTTGGTTTTGTATCGGATTTAACATGTTTATTATTCCTCGTCGTCTTCTTCGTCTTCTTCGTCTTCTTCTGTATTTATACCTGCACCCTCTTGATCTTCAGGGCCGAAATTAGCATAATACTCTCCTCCTTCTTCGTCATCCTCTTCGTCATCATCCTCGTCATGTTCTGAGTTATCATAATCATCCTCAGTCTCTTCTCCGTATGTGTATTCAGAATTAGGATCTTCATCCTCTTCATCTTCCTCCTCTGAGTGATGTTCTTCTTCCTCTTCGATCTCATTCCATACTGGTTGCATTTTACAAGTTAAGAATTTAGAATAAACTTCACCATTTTTTCTGTCCTCGATAGTTATCATTCTTGGTCCGTTTATCTCGTCCAATTCTATACTTGCAGCAAACATTTTTGATTCCTCAATATTTGCAAATGGTCCGAAAGTATAAGCTCCGAAATCTGGTGTTGTTTTAATTTTTAGAGGGGAAGATTCCATATCCTTACTATATCTTACCATATCCTCTCCTTTTTCAAAGTAATAGTCATCACACATAGTAACGAAATGATAATTAGGATCTCCACCATCACCAATCATGTTTTTAGCCATTTCTACCGCCTTTGATTCGTTCATTTTTTTCTTAGCGAAATCAAATTTAGAGCTGCTAGACTTTGGCTTTATACCATTTTTTTTCTTGTGATCTTCCCAAGCTTTAGAAAGTCCGTCCATGTATTTTTGCTGAGCTTTCTTATCACCTTGGAATTTTTTATCAAAAGGTCCAGATACACCATTTTTCTTATGGTATTTTTTAGAAAAATCTAAATAAAGATTTCTCTCATTTACCGTTTGGTTTTCTTTTAACTCTTGTTTCTTTTTTTCTACTATTAAAGAGAATTTTTTCATTTTTTTATTAATTATTTGGTTGTAATATAGGATTATTAGGATTTGCTTGGTTTTGATAATATATGTTAACTCTATTTCTAACAATATCATCTAACACAGGGACTTCTCCCATTCTTACCTCACCTCTATTATAAAGATCTCCAACATGATCTGCTAATTGATCTTCAGTTTTTATATTAGGAAGCTCATTATTAGCAAAATCCTCATTTGTGTGTCTCATAAATTCAATATCAACAGTTTCTTCCGATGGCGCTTTTTTACTAAACTCATATTTAGTTGGAGCAAATACTCTTTTTAAAACGTTAGGTACAACAGAAAGAGCTCCAAAAAGGATCTCTACACCAGTATCAGGTCCTCCGTGAGTTCTAGTAGCTCTGTTTTGTCTTACCTTTGCCTTACCTATCTCTGCTGCTCTGTTTATTCTATCTTCCATTTTTTGGAAAAAGTTTCTAGTCTTAGCCAATACAGTTGGATTATCCCCCAATTCATAATGGTTTTTAGCTCTATCATCATAACTGGAAGCATTGTTTCCTAAATGTCTTCTGAAAAAAAGACTCTCATCTTCCGCTTCGTTAATGGATGAAAATTCCTTAAAGTTTTTAATCCTATTCATCAAGATTATTTATTTCTATTCTATATATCCTTTTTTCTAAATTTTGACATTGTATATCTTATAATCGAAATGCTCTTTTTTATAGATCTCTATTCTTTCTTTAGAATGCTTCATTAAATAGTTTTCTTTACCTCCCCAAGAAAAATCGTCAACGAAATCTATTATATTAACTTTCTCTTTACCCTCAAACAATCTCATACCCCTTCCTAGACTTTGTTTGATAAGAACCTCAGATTTATAAGACTCCGTAAGAAATATATTATGGATATTTTTAACAGAAATGCCGGTTGACATAGTTCCGAAAGAAGCAACCATTACTTTATTTATTCCCTCCTCCATTCTTTTTGTAAAGATATCCCTTTTGTCAGGATCTGTATCTCCGTCTATATAATAAACTTCCCTATCGTTACTTCTTTCTCTTATTCCGTCATATATTCTCTTGCCGTATCCATCACCAACAGATTGAAAGAGTATAAGTGAATTCTTAGATGTTTTAAGAACGAAATCTATTATATAGTTAAGTCTTTTATCAGATCCCACTACTAATTTTCTTTCCAAGTTAAATATCTCGTTACCCTCCATCTCAGTCTTGTTTTCTTTAAGAGAAGATAATTTTTCTTTTACCTCCGGATCCATCCAATCCATTTTTACTATCTTAATAGAAACAGGAGTAGCATATTTGTTATCAAATAAAAATTTAGGAGAGATCTCCATTATAAGGGGTCCAAGAAATTGCTGTATTGTTAGATACTCTGCGGTGTTCTTATTTGCTAATGTCCCAGACAAACCAAATCTCCATTTTGAATCTCTACATAAAGCAACAACTTTCTTTATTGATGCACTTTGAGCCTGGTGACACTCGTCAACAAAAACTGCTTCAACATCATCAAAAAAATCCTGTTCCATCTTTACAAGTGATTGATAAGTTCCTATCATTAATCCACCTGATATCTTTTTCTTATTAGCACCATGTATCTGCTGAATCACACAGTCATCTAATTTTTCTAATCCATATTCTTCAAAATCTTCAGAACCTTGAATAACTAAATTAGTATTAGGGACTATCATTAAGAATTTCTTAACTTTCATCACCTCCTTTAGATAAGCCATAACTATAAAAGCAATAAGTGTTTTACCTGAACTGGTAGCTACTTCAGATACAGAAAGTTTAAATTTTATTATCTTCCAAGCAGTTTCTATTTGATAATCTCTTGGCATTTTTTCAGGATCTCCTCCAACACCACCTTTAAAGAAATTATTACACCATTCAGTAAAAGATTCAAGTGTAAACTCGGAATCTATTATTTTATTTAATCCATCTATTTTTACCTCTATCTTATATTTCTCACATATCTGATAAACTTCAGACCAAAGACCTATTGGAATTCTCCATATAGGTAATTTCTTATCTACAAAACATATAGATCCATCCCAATGTTTTTTCTTTACTAATGGGTGGAAAAAATGGTTATGTATTTTCTTAGTTAGAGATATTTCAATTTGCTTTCTCTCAAAATCCTCAGAATAATCTACTAAACTTAACCAATTATTATCATCACTTACTATAAATGTTAACATTATCAATAATTATTTCTAACAGCTCCAGATCTTAGATATTCTTCTAGTGCTATCCTTGACTTCACACCATATAACATGTGATCCACCGTTTTCATTGTTTCATTAAAGAAAGAGATCTGTCCATCAACAAGATCCATTCTTTCTTTAAGCTCAGAAAGGTCTCCCTCTATTAAAGGGGTTTTTTCGTTTGCCCCGTATTTAACCTGGACAGACTCAGAATAATATCTAAGTCTTTCAGCCTTGTCTCTTCTATACTTAGAGTTAAGCTTTACCATAACTTGTCCTAGCTTAGAATACATTTCTAATAAAACCTGTCTACTAGAATATAACTCAACTTGAACCTCTGCCAACTCTTGTATATTTTTCATCCTAACTGAAAGCACACGGATTTTTTCAGTCCATCCTTCTCTTTCAGTTTGAAAATCTCTGGCGAAATCTTTTTTTTCTACATTAGGCTGTTGCTCTGACATTTATTCTTTTTATTTTTTGGTACCTCTTCTACTTCTGAACTTATCTTACTTTTTACAACAGGAATAGAAAAGTTTTCAGAAACATCAAATTCTGGTAGTTCTATATCCCCCTTGATGTCAATAGGAAATTTTATCTTGTTATCGTTCTTCTTTTTCATATATCTATAATATCCCATTTGTCTGCAGAAAAGAAGTTATCCAGCCTCTTTATCTTTTTACCTGTGGATCTTACGTAATTAACAACATCGTTTAAATCCCATTTATCTCTCTCTGGTAATTCACATTCTTTTATGAATCTTCCCCAAAGAAAAACTTGCTCACCTTTTTCTAGAAATTCTCTAGCTTTTTGCCTTCCGATATCATCTCCATCTAACATCCATCTTTTATTCATTACGTCAAAAGGAAATGGATTATTTATAGAACAAAGTGCTATTGAGTTCGGACAAAGCCAAGCATCCATAGGTCCTTCAAAAGTTGTTATTGTAGAATCTAAATCCACAGTGGAAAATCCAAATACACTAGATATAGGATCTACCTCTTCTGCTTTTAAGATTGTATCCGGGTCAGTAACTTTAAATAGATTTTTATAAATTCCACTTAGCTTGTAGGTGTAATATTTACTCCCGCCATTTTTCTTAACCACCGGCCTTATTTGAATCCCTAGAATTTTAGATTCATCTCCGGAAAGATTTAAGAGATATAGATTCCTTCTTGCAGGATCCCAAAGAAATTTAGAATCCGGTATATGATTTCTTTCTAAAATCCACTTCTCACCATAAGTACCTTTAACCTCAATTAGATTTAGTCTCTCTTTGAATTCTTCCCTGTCTATAAGTATATCCTTATAGTTTTCAGCAAAGAAATAATCTAAAGAGTTTCTTATCTTTTTTCTTATAGTGGAATCTCTAGATATCTGCGCTATCTCTGATATTTCATCAGAAGAAAGCATAGACTGTATTTCAAAATCTCTAGTAAATTGATTTAGATTTTTAAAAACCCCACAGCCTCCATTATAACATTTATATGTTAGGGTATCTAGGTATAAATTGCCTCTTTTCTTCTTAGCATCCTTGGAATCACCACAGTAAGGGCAACAGAAGTTTAGTCTGTTGCCCCCTTGGTAAACTTTTAATCTCTGTGAATCATTTCCAAAAAACTTAAGTAGAGCGGAAGATACTATTCCCTTTACTCTATCTACTGATAGCCCACTTATAGTCTTCGATTCCATAACAATCCATTATTATTTTATTATAGATCGTTATAAAGATCGTCAAGAGACGGTGCAGATTTTTTAGTTGGTGTTTTAGCCGGTTTTGCTGGTGCTTCATCTTCGGAATCTTCACTAGCTGTAGCTGTTCTCGAATTAGCCTGTTCGTAAAAATCGTCCACTGATGTAGAAGCAGATGAAGTTTTAGAATCTGCACTAGATCCGATAATCTCGGAAACCATTCTTCCGTCAGGAATAGTGTTTCTAATAATTCTCATGATCTTTTCAGATTCAGCATCTGACCAATCATTATAGTCGTATTTATCTAGATCTAATGGACCAGTTTTTAAATATTTAGTTACGATTTCTCTACCTTCTTCAGTTTTCTCTACTGCTGATCCATCTACAATTATTGCCATTTTATCTCCGACAAATTGACAAAGGTCGTAGTTGTTCCATTCCCCAACTTTTCTTACTTGAATACCGAAGTTTTTACCTTCGAATAAGTCATAAGGATTTGAAGGATTTCCGAATTCTGGTTTGATCTGTTGTTCGATAAGATCATTAACTTTTCTTCCGAATTTAAAGATCATAATTTTTCCTTCCAAGTCTGGACGATTTGCATCTTTAACAACTTGAATTAAAGAATAAAAATCTTCTTTTCTTGAGAATGCTTTAGAAATTTCCTGATCTTTAGCAGAAGGAGAATTTTTAAGTTTCCAGTATAGATCCTTAAGGATTGATTTTTTTCCTACAGTTGATGGACAAATTGCTTTGTGATTTGCTCCGTCTACTGGATCTTTCAACCAAACATAATATTGGTGAACTTTTGATTTTTTTGGATTGGTGATGTTTGGTAGGAATCTAACTAAAGATTTATAAACACCATCTTTTCCTAATTCAGGATAAGGTTTATAGATAAACTCATCCTCGTCTTTTTTTTACTTCTTGTTTAACAAATGCTTCATTGTCCAGATTAAAAATGTCAAAATTTTCTTCCATGATTCTTAAATTATTTAAATTATTACTTATTATTTAATACTTATACCTTCTTTCCAGATAAAAGTTTCTCTAAATTCTCCTCAACAAATAATGATATCCATGTTGCATCTACTAAATCAGAACAAGGTCCTTCAACTTTGTTTGTCCCCTTTATCCACGAATCCTTATATTCTTTTAATACCTCCAAAAATGGTTTAAGCCTATTATCTTCTATTCTTTTCTCTATCAATGTATTATATAGTTCGTCCTTCTTAGAATTTCCCTTTAAAGCATATTTCTTAATAGTAGTTGGAGATAGCACAAAGAAATTATTAGGATCTATTATTTTAACTATAGATGATCTTACTAAAGCAGTAGTCATAGAAATATCAATAAGAGAATTTCCAGATGATCCAAAAGATAATCCTTCCATACCAACTATAGTATTTTCATTTATGTACGGTTTCAAAAGATCTAGTACCACCTCAGAAAAATAAACAGCATTAACTATCTTGTCTCTTTCTATGATATGATACTCCCCTTTAAATTCTTTTTTCTCAATGATGTTTATATCGACATTAGAATTATCATTTAATATCTTAAAAGGAGATCCATCCTTTTTAAACATTTTATCTATGATATTTTTTGTTCTATGTAGGCTAATCCATCTACATTTATCTTTTTCTAATATACAAAATCCTGGTGAATTTAAAGAGAAGTCTATACCAATTATCCTATCCAATTTCGAGTTTAACATTGACATAATTACATTTAAAACCTATACTAAAGGTAGTAAACTGTGGTGTTGTGCTAGAATAATTTAGCTGTATTTCCGACAGTGAAGTATATATCGGCTGTTGTAAAAGAACACTAGCCATAACAACACCATCATTATCTAAAAGTAATAATCTAAAATCTGGAAGATATACCTCAGGGTTTTGGAAGTCAAGGAACTTTATTATATTTTCATAAAGTACCCAATAGTTTATAAATCCTTCACCAAGTTTAAAAGTAACAGTGAAATCCCTTTGTATTAAATTTTGTAGGGTTGTAGCACTTTTATAGCTTTGTTTAAATCCTCCAGGTCTTATCTGCTCTACAGTATCTATAGTTCTTAAAGTTGGAAAATTTACCTGCTGTATAGTTGAATTTATGAATGTATCAACAGTATCATAAGGAATGGGCATCCTGTTTATATACTTTTCGTATTTTTCAACCACTTCGGGTAAAATAAAACCCTTAGGAAACGTAAATATAAACCCGTTTTGCCTTGCGTTTAATATCATCTAATGTATTATTTTTTATTTCCTTTAACTTCACCTGGGTTATCAGTTACAGGGAATCCTAGAGCATTACAATAGCTTATATATTTTTTATCAAAAGCTCCATTTTCTAATTTAGGATGTATTTGTAAAGCAGCAATTAAGAATTGAGAAGCATTAATACCTTTAAACAAGTTAGCTCCAGGTGCACCAGGTGTAAAGTAATAATTAACTACTTTCTGTACATCAAGTCCCTGTGCTTCTCTTCCTGATATAGAATCAGCTAATGAGTCTATATTTATATTATTTACCTGATTGCTACTTTGTAGGGGAACAGATTTTATGTTAGATTTATTACTTGCTATTCCACCAGTAGCATTAATTAGTGATGCTGGTTTAAAGCTTAATATAGAACTACTCCCTAAAGAATAAGGTTTTATTTTCTTAATTACCTTAGTAAGAGGAACCTTAGAAATTATTTGGTCTCCCTTGATAGTATTACTATTTGTTCCTGTAGATCCGGTAGAAGCAACTTCTGTAGTTCTCACCTGAGATCCTGTTACTTCTGAAGTAGATGTAACAGAAGTACTTGATACAACAGAAGTCCTTGTTGTAAATTCAGATTGAGTTTCCCAAGATCCTGAATACATTTTAGTCTCCACTCCATCAGGAGTTTTTGAAACTATATAAAAATCCCTAGAAGTAAATCCTAATACTTTTTTAGAATTACTTTCCACTACTTTAAATGCTATTTGACCAGATGTTGGATTAGAAACGGTTGTTTTGTTTTTTATATTTTCAACCTTCACACTTTGACCCGCTGCATTTAAAAAAACCATATAATAAGTAAGTGATGTACCTAAATCCAATATTTCTGGTGAAGTTCCTTCTCTATAATTATATACTGTGAATTTATAAAAATTATCGAAAGGGTCCAGAACAACCTTTGCCTTTCCTTGACCAAATATCTGGGTTGAATCAGCTACTGAAGTTTCAGAAATTAGATTACCATTCTTATCAATCACTAAAGTTTCTTTTGTTATAGAGATATTATTATCTTTATAAAAAACAGGTATTCTTTTCTCGATAGGAGCTGCAGGATTAGGCATTACCCCTCCAGAAATTACATTAGGAGCTTGTACCACCTTATTATATACCTTCTGAGAATAAGCCCCAGTTGTTAAAGATATTATATTGTTCTCCCTTCCGTATTTATTTACATCTAAAGAGCTAAAAGAAGATCTTCTTATTATTTGATTTTGGTTACCTTTATTAACTAATCTCATAGTGTAGTTAACAACAAATGAAGTTGTTAAAGGATTTATTAATATAGGTCTAAATATATTAGGTGCATTAAAATCCTGTGTTTGTGTATTTGAAAAATTATAAGTTGTAATATAGTTTAATCCTACTTGCTCTTTTACTTCTATTTCGTTTATTACATAGTAAACATTACCAACCTTACCCTCTGCATTTAGAAAGTCCTCTAAAAAATTACCTTCCCACGTAGGATAAAATTCTAGGTAATTGTAAAATGAATTTTCCTGAATAACTGCAGCCAATGATGAAAAATTATCCTTAGGAAATATAGAAACCTGGTTTCTTATTTGAGCTATATAATTTTCATACCCATTCTTAAGAGCAGTATCACTTATTTCATAAAGTGTAAAATTGATAGGAGCATCTCTAAGAAATCCATTACCATCTGATGATATTTTAGCAGCTAAAGTACTGGCTTGAGCAGGGGTGTTAGCTAATATATCAAATTCATAAACCATATTAGAATAGGCAGGAATCTTTATTTCAATATAGTGATCATAAAGTGCTCCACCTAAATAAATAGGATTCGGATTAAGAACTGTGGATGTTGTATCGCCTCTAGTTATAATTCTTTGGAATATTGTGGCTTTTTTACCAGTCCTTTCCTGGAATTGCCCTTGTAATATTATACCATCTATATTATCGAAATTATATCCTGATACTATATGAAATTTTACAGAGTCATAATAGACTCCAATATTAGAAGGAAATACTACAGGTAAATTATTGACTGATGTGAGATTAGGATCAGTATCTAGATAAGGTACTAAATAATCATTATCTAATGTTACAAATCTATTCTTATCAGTCTGAACGACGCTAAGATCTCTAACGTTACCCGTTATTGATTCGGATGCTGGTTTATTAAGTATCTGAACTGCATCATTAAAATAACCATTAACTATTTTTTCATATCCAACCGCAGGTACCCCGGTATTTACATAATAAATTTCTGGTGTAGGAGCAGTAGTGTAATTATACTCCATCAATAAATAGCTACCGAGCTTTATGAATCTTTGTGTGGATGTGTAAGCCATGATTTATATATCAATTAAAATTTAATGATAGAATATTGAATACCCACACCAATATTAAAGAAAGCTCCAGTAACTGGCTGTCCATTTAATCCGTATCCTGATCCTATACCTACTCCAACATATGGGCCAACTGAAAACTTCTTATTAGGAAACATTTTCTTAAGAACATCTGATTTAGCAGGATCTATTACCGCTCCTTCTATATCTGTAATTTTCATTCCTGGATATCTAGGAGTTACAAATATCTCTAAAGCTTTATCCTTTTCTCTAAGACCCGTAACAAAAGAGAATCCCATTTCGTCCTGATCTATTCTAGTATTTCCTGGAAGTACTTTATTGTTTATCGTGTCTATAATAAAGAAGCTTTTGCCTGAAAATTTTCTATAATTATTTACAGAGAATGTAGAATCATATTTCCAATCTAAACTAAATTTATTGTTTCCATAAGAAGTTAAATAATTATTCACATAATGTGTATCAACCTTAGTCTCTGTTACAACCTTCTCTATTACAATAACTTTACCTTTCTGCTTATCTAATTCCTCTTTTAAATCCTTATTCAATTTTTCCAAAGAATTCTTATCCGCTAATAGTGTTTTTTTAACATAGGTTGCTTCTCCTGCTTTATTTTTTTGTACACGTACGGAGTCATTTAGCGCAGCTAAATTAGCATTCTGTATATCTAACTTAGATTTAAGATCTGAATTGCTGTCACATTGCCTAAATAGAAGTAATAACAATATAGCTATCCCTCCTAAAAGAACTAGGTCCTTTCTTTTAATAATTTTAGTAATTAAAGATTCTTCTTTCATCTTCTCTTGTTTTATTTAGTAGATCTATCGTCTCAATTGTTTTTCTTTTTAGGTCTTCCAATTTTTGATCATTTTCTAATAGATCCTTTTTATTTTTTAAGTGATCCTCTATCTCTCTTTCTAACTTATTCAGATCATCATGTATATCCGAATATTTCTGTATGAACCAATCTTTATACATAATGATATTTATACTAAAACAAACTGGTATGTAAAATAATACTGGTGAGCAACTCCTACTGGTATAGCATTTCCGTCATTGTATATTCTAGAATTAGATCCTGCTTGTATTACACCATATGCTCTCCTGTTTCCATCATCACCATATGCTACACCTATTAGATTAGATATAGAATATCCTCCTGCTGGTTGTACAGGTATATAGAACTGATCACTAGCTGATGAATTCCATACCCCAGATACATGTACTACAGCTCCAACTTTAATCCAAGTACCACTCACTGGACCGTTTGAATTATAACTGAATTGTCCAGATGCAACTACATCATTGGTGGGACTTGTATAAATTACGCCACCTGGTGGATCAGTAGTAGTATCCCTATGTAAACTTTTTGTTGGGTTATCTATTCTTCCAGAGCTAAATGTTATATCAGGAGTTGTTGTACTAGTTCCGTATTGATTAACATCGCCATAAGCATCAATTGCACTACCAGCCATTGCATTTTGTATAGATAGTGCTGCATTATCATCTATTGTTTTACCTATAGCTACGTTATTTCCTGTATCACTAACAAAAAACCCATCGCCATTTGTAATTAATGGTAAGGTAAGAAGACCATTAGATATAGAATCAGTAGCACCTACAGCTATAGCAACAGATTTATTTTTTACTGAAGCCGTAACATAAGGAGATTTAATAGATGTTATCTCTAATCCATTTGGATAATTACCTGGATAATCTCCAGTTGCAAATATTGATGGGGGAGATCCTTTAATTCCAGGCGTGCTTCGTGTTGCTGTATATAAATTTCTATTAATCTTCAGTAAGCTATTTCCTCCAATAGATTGTGAAAGATTCTGCCCCCCTACATTAAACATAGATAAGGCATTAGTTCCTCCTATTGTTTGTGATCCAGTTACTAGTAAACTATGATTAGAAAGATTTCTTACCGAAGATGCACCAGTTACTGAGGAATGAGCACCAAAAGCAAAAGTAGATCCTGTAAGTGCTCCGGTGGTAGGCTGATAGCTAGATGCACTAACTCCGACAGAAATTCCTCCTGTAGGTGATGATCCGGATGGACCCCATGCAGTTATATAAGCATTATCTTTAGCACCTATATTTACTTTATTAGTACCTCCAGTACCATTAGACATTATCTCTAATAATTTATTAGAGTTTCTAGTTTGTATTACGCTTCTTCCTGCTGCTCCTGTTGTTGTATACTCTGATGTTGCACCGGTAAAATAAGTTGATATAGCAAATACTGTTTGCTCTGCTCCTGTTACTCCTGAAGTAAATATTCTATGCTGGTTGCTTATAGCTGAAGAAGTAGGTAAAAAAGCTCCGGTTCCTGTAGAAAGCTGAACCGATTGACTTATATCAGAAAATAATCCCGAAGCTCTAGAAGGAATAGTTCCACCTTCGAATGACCAGTTAAATAGACCATCACCTATTGTTGTTTTACTGAATCCTTTCCCTAAAGGTGCACCAGTAACAGCTCTAGTTTTAATTTGCAATGCTGGTCCATATTCAGAAGAAGTTACCCACAATGTAGGAAAAGCATTAACACTTTCATTTGATCCAGTGGATTGAAATCCATATAGATCTCCAGTAGGATTAGGATATCCAAATCCTCCTTGTCCTTCAACAAATAAAGCTCCTTTATTATAATTAGATGCTGTCGCATTTCCTATAAACATATCAGTTGAATGTGACGATAGTGTTTTTCCGACACTTATATTACCACTAACTGCAAGTCTTCTGGAATCGTTTCCTGTTTGTTTAAATTGTCCAGTTCCTAATCCTAATCCTAATCCAGTAGAATTTGCAAAAAGAGGAGCAAATGCTTGGTTACCAGGAGTTGATGTATTATTAGACAATTCTAAAAATCCGCCGTTACTGCTGGCATCTATAAAAGTACCTTTATTTATAGATGATGTTTTAAGAACAATATTATCCGAAGTTGACTGTGCTGTAATTTCACTAGTGCTTAGCATATTAATTCCGGATTCTGCTGCAGCACCATTAGAAATAATACCTATAGATCCCTTAGGATTTGTAAAATTAATACCATAGAATCCAACTCCTACTCCAGTACTACCTGAAGGGTTAACCGATAAATCCCAAGAAAAATATGGATTGTAGTTGCTACTTAATCCTCCGGATCCACCAGGGGTAATATCATAAGTTGATCTACCAAAACTTATAAGTTTTGTTCTATCATCCTTAGTTGCAATTTTTAATTTGGAATTTTCAAAGTTTAAATTATCTATTGCAGTTCCTCCTGGAGTATATCCGCTTATGCTAGAATCTGAAAGAACAAGAGTTTTATCTGATGCAGTAGTACCAGCAAATAATATTGCTTGTCCTGTAGCACTACCTATAACATTAATAGGAGTGACCTTCTGAAATAATTCACCAGCGGCTAATCCATATCCTGTATTAACCCATCCAGTAGCAGTAAATACATAAACATCCTGATTTGCAGAATCTGGATCAAGCCAATAGTCTCCCAAAGTTGGATATGTCCATGGGTTAGATCCTGTTATTCCTCCTGATGCAGGCTGAGCATCTTGAACAAACCATTTAGTACCAGAAGGTCCCTGAGCTCCTTGAACTCCTTGAGGTCCTTGAGGTCCTATCGGTCCAGTTGGTCCTATTAATCCTTGAGATCCTTGAGGACCTCCTCCTGCACTAAGGATCTGATCAAAATTATAATTGAGTTTATCAACTATAGTGGATTGATTATCTCCCTGTAAAATATTTAATATGTTAATCTGTGGCATCTCTTATTATAGTTGTATTATATATCAAAAATTCATCCCTCTATTAAATTTTTCCTATCTCTATAGAGAAACATACGGAATAATTAAAAGAAGGGTCCTTCGGAACTCTAAACTCATATCTTAATTCATTAATTTTAGTATATCTAATCTCAGAAGATCTGAAGTATCCATTTATAAGCTTCTGATAGTCTGCAAGGTCTCCTATGACAGGAGTAAGAGTCTGTGAAGCAGAAATTGGAATCTTTTTCAGATATCCTCCATTATTTTTAGACTGGAATATAGGAATAATATTTTGATTCATATATTCTTTAAAGTCATCATCTAGGTCTGTAGAAGTTCCAAATCCAAATTCAGGTAATATAAATTGATCAAAAGTTCTTTTACCTCCATTCTCTAAGAAATATCTAGTTAGCATTCTATCTACTAATAAAACCCCTCTTAGTTCTGTAGGTGTGTTTTCCCACAATATTTCATAATTGGGATAGTTATTATAATTAACATCAAGAACTCCTTTTATAGATTGACCATATATTAGTTGCTTTTGTGAATTTACCGAATCAGGTGTCTGCATAAATTTACTACCGAAAAATGCTTTCTGTTCTTTCATCACCTTAGTACCAGGAAGGCTGTTATATCCAGTAGGACCTGTATATTCTCTATAAAATCCAGCATCCCAAGAACTTTCAAAAATTGATAGGTTTCTTTTATCAACAGGGGTTTCACCTATTAATGTGTATACAGGATTATATGGAGAATTCTGACCTATTCTAAAAATCCATTGAGGTGAATATTTATAATAGTTTACGTTTTTAGATACTCCAAAATTATCCCTATATGGACCAAAAGAACAATATGAATATTCTATAGGATCTATCACATTGATATCTCCACCCATGTATTTTCCTCCCTCGCAAACGTAAAATACAGAACTAGAAAAATCGTAAGGAACTTCCATAACTATATAGGATCCGATATTCCCTGGAGTTCCAACTAAAGTATATCCCTGATTTATAGAATCGCCTGTTATATTATTACCTATATTAGACTCAGAAAAATATAATTGATATCCAGAATTACTAGAATCGCTAAGATCAAAATAATAAGTTACTCCTTTAACGAGATTTATTTCACCTTGTGAAATTCCGTTGATTTCTATACACGATGTTGATCCTAGGTCATATGTAGAATTATCTTCCGATTTATCTACTATTTTAACATAGAATATTAAAGATTCGGGCATAGTCCAAAAAGGAGCATCATATTTTACGTTTTCAAATTTTAATATCTCTCTAAAGCTAGGAACGTATTCTCCGCTATATCTATACATTTCAGTATCTCCGTCTAGCTCATCTATATTATATCCAACGTTAAATACTGTAAGCTCTTGTGGCTTGTCTGTTATCTCCACCGGGAATAATATATTGTCCTGCTCTATAACGGAAGGCTTTAAGAACTCTAAAACAAACTGGTTATTTAATACCTTATTAGTTTTATTTACAGAGTCCCATTCATAAGTAGTATATTCTATATAAGGATAACCAGTATTTATCCATAATGAAATATTTGCAAAAGATATTTTTTCTAGTATATTTCCCCAATATCCTATACCTCCGCTTCTTTGATAAATTGGGATATTAGATATAGTTGTGTAGTTTGCTATAGTTGGTATATTAACAGGTCCTGGTATTCCTATATCAGTAAAATCAAATTCATATCCAGGAGCTATTGCTGTAAAGTTAACAACCTCCTCTCCTACTCCAGTAGGAAAAGGTAAAACATACCCACTATAAGGAGCAGGTCCAGCAATCCCATAGAAAGATCCGGGACTAGTTGTATTTGGACCTAAAATAGGATTCGGCTGAGTAGAAGGCAGATAAGTAAAGTTTACTTCGTCTCTTAAATCTGTATCATATTCAGGATTAGGTATAATATAAATCTCTCCCTCATTTCCAAATGTACCTGGATTAACTGAAGAAAATAATCCCTGAGCATTAGGATTTGATGATATATTTAAAGCGGAAGATAATTTTATATCTCCTACTATTGGAAGTTCTATTAATCCTCCAGGAAGATATGATGATACAGGAGCAGAAAAATATTGGCTGTCTAATTTATCTCTTAAAGAATATAATAAGAAGTAATCTAGATCTAAATATTGTCTAGAAGGACTTATATCTTCAAAATCAAGAACTCTTGCGTCATCTATTAAAACTTCTATTATAAAAGTTATATTTTTAAATGTCCTATTCTCGACAACCTTTATTTTTACAGGAGGTTGTATTTCATCAATTATATTTTTTATTGGTACTATTACACAAGAGAATTTATAATTATCGTAGAACCTATCGTCTTCTATATACTTTATTGATTCACCTTGAGCATAATCAGTAAATGTTCTTTTGATTCTAACTTTTGCTCCTCTATATAGGGATTCAGAATATCCACTACTCGTATTAAAATCAAACAATGAATATCTTTCAGTAAGATCTATATCCTCTATTGTATTACTAGTTGGATAATAATTTGATAAATCCTCTCCCTCTATGGAGAAATAATCCATAAAATAATCTCTTACAGCTGGATTAGAATTTAATAATAAAGACTCATTAAGTTCACCTGATAGGTAGCTTTTATCTATATGCAAAGGATCCTCAGGTAATGAATATGGTGGTTTTTGTAAATGGTACCACTCATGTGTAAAATATTGAGGGTCTTGTGTTCTTCTCTAACATCAGTTCCCCCTCTGTAAACCCATTTAGTAATGTATGGGCTAACTCTACTATTTATAGCATAGTCAGGATTATAGTTATCTTGTGTATAATCGTATTCAGATTCTAGCTTACCAAAATTTAATTGTTTATATTTAGTATCTAGTCCTATTAGATCATTTATAAATTGTAATGATTGAACTCCGTAAAATCCGGGGAAAGAATCAAGATCCGGATAGAATGAATAATCGAAGTTAGCTGTTGTTATACTTCCTGTTTCATTGCCTCTAGATGATAGGGTAGGAAAAACATTAGATTCTGCAGTCGAAGAAGAAACTAGTAATTCGTACTCTTCCTCTCCTGGAACACCTATGAAGAAATCCGGACCAGATATAGTATTTATAGGTGATCCTGAAGTTGGATATTTTATTGTTGCTCCAGAAGAAACATAATAAGTTTTTCCTGGAACTATTTTAGTTGTTCCATCTGGTTGAGTGTCAAGATGTTTATAGTATTCTTTTGTTGGTGTATATCCATATTGGCTATACCAAAAATCCATATCTATTTCTCTTAGCCCATAGAATGAGAATATTCCAAGAGGAATGTTGTATGTTTCAAAAGCAGATATACTTCCAGATGATCCAAATGCTATAGATTCAGTAAAGTTTCCTATCTCTATAGTTGCATGGGTTTCAAAATCCTTTAATCCTATAATATCCCCATTTTTATCCTTAGAATACTGATCTATAAATCTATATTTCCCTATTACAACTGAAGCTGATTTATTAGAATATTCTGGTATATTTGAGAATGAATCAGTTGAAGTATTCTTAATAGTTTCTATGTATGTAGAACCAATATTTATTTTATTCGCGTCCTCTATTTTTACTTTTACTCTAGTTCTCGAATAATTAGATCCTCCTATAAAAGATTGATTTCTGTTTATATCACATACATCTTTTTCGTTTATAAAAACAGTACCTCTTTCAGAATCTGGCATTCTTTGTAAAGTGGTAAAATCTTTAAAAAAGTCTAGATGATATTTTTCATTCTCTTGTAATCCAGTAGCTTTAGTTCTTATAACTACCTCGTCGCCAGATTGAAATGCCTCAAAAGAATTATAGTTAAAGCTGTTAAAAATACCTGTAAGGGATTTAGCTATATCCTCATTAGTACCAAAGGGATGATAATAATAAACATTATCCTGAGCATAAAAGCTTCCTGGACCCCACTCATCTATAGAAAATGAAAGATCCGATGCTTTTATTATATCGTATTTACCTCCAGGCAATCCATAATAACCTAATGGGTTATAAAATACAAAAGCATTCTCTGATGAATTGTTTAATTCTTTTCCTATTCTAATAACTGAATATCCCCTACCTTTTTCTCCAGTAGTAACCGCAGGATATTGCTTCTTTGTTCCTTCATCTTTTCCTGTAAGTATGGAAAGGTCTATTGAAGTATCCTGTATAACTATTTCGTTTTCATATCCGTTTATACCATAGGCCGAATATATTGGTTTAGGAGACACGTTAGAATAATTAACATCTCTTTTTAATGAATGAAAATTATCCTTCTTGTCTTTTATCCAAAATAGCTTAGTGTTCTCACTTACATTTACATCGTCGGAATTAGGTATTACCCCGTTTACTTTATCATTATCAATAAATAATCTTACACCGTTATCATTATATTGGAAGTAAGGTGTTTCTTCGTAGTAGTATCCTTTATTGTTTTTTTCAGGCACTGGAGTATTTCCGGAATTTCCTTGATCTCTATATAAAGAATTACCGTCTAATTTAAAGCTAGCTAACTCCGGTGCATTAACATAAAGGCCAAAATATCTGTTTATAGTATAATTTTCCGAATCATTATCATTAAATAAAAATTCAAGATTTAATAGCTTGTAGCTTATTATACCATTATTTCTAAATCCATTTGTTATGAAATCCTCAAATCCTATTTGAGTCTGTGGATCCTCATAATAATCTAATAAAAAATCCCCCTTCTTATCAAATATACCTACCGAATAATTTACTCCATTAAATGTAGTAAGCTGATTTTCCTCAAATCTTACATCTATAAGACTGTCAGTGTATCCAGGATTAGATTTTATTTTTCTTAAATATTTTCCTATTTTAGAATTCTCTGTTAGATCAAAACTAGCTACAACTGTAGACTTTGGTAGTATCTTATCGTAGAAATGATCTGCAGTATTTTCTACATTATTTATGTTGTATGATGGATCGAGTAGTATAACATTTCCCTGCCCCTGTATAACATTAAATGTAAAAGCTGTTGCTGTAAATATATTACCGTCAGTAAATGTTTGTGATCCACTAGATACTTCATATGGAAGATAAAAAGGATCTTGTGTATTTACTGAAGGATCCTGTAGAACCTTATAGGTTTTTCCAGGTTCCAAAGATGATACAGGAATCTGATATGAATAATCTATAGGATCATTAACCTTAAATATAACAAAATGGTCCGGTATATCTTCGCCTAACCAAAGGGGTGCTAAATATGAAAAATCCTCATCATACCTATCAGATATTAAAGGAGATACGCCAGAGCTATAAAAAAAGTTATAGCTACTTTCTAGATTTTTTATTTGATTTTGTACAGGATCTCCCTCGCCAACCATTCCAAAAACAAATTGCGGGGGGGTTTTTCCATCGTCAAAAAATCTATATAAATCCTTATCGTAAGTAGTATCAGGTGATATTCTAAAAGCTTTATATGAACTATTAGCCATCTCTTCATTAGAATCTATAGAATTAAGCCATATATCACTTTTAGAGTCAACTGTTAACTTAACATTCCCGGATATTCTTGGATTTGCTCTAAGAACCCCGAAAGACGAGTTCTGTTTAATTATCTTTCTTGCCACTTATTAAATAGTTTTCTTACTTTGAGAATAAGCAGGTGAAATTAAAGAGGTCTTAGTGTAACTTCCTGTTACTAGAACATCGAAAGAGAAAAGATCCTCATTTTTTACCTGTATATCTATACCTATTTTTTTAGTATAGGTAATATTTTTCAAGTTACCTGCAGATCTCCAGCCTCCAACAAATCCAAGCTTATCTTGAGCTCTCATTTGAAAAACTAAAGGAACTGTTATTGCATTCTCCTCTCCAAATTCTAATGTCTTTTTAGCTAATTGAGTAGATCCTTCTATTTGTATAGCTGTGTGATTAGTCGGTGCTAAGAACAGATAAGATCCGCAAGAAAATTTACCACATAAAAACTCATCAGTATCTATAAATCCTAGTTTGTTCGGATATGCGTCATCATCAGTACCAAAAGATGAAGAGCTATTTGCTGGATAATATTGTAATTGCTGATATGATGCTGTCTGTGAACTTGTTATTGATGATGTTATGTTAGTATCTGTTTCAAATCCTAAAGCATGTCTAAAAGATGGATAATCCATTGGTCCTGCAGGAAGAACTGGGGGTCTTATTAAAGTTGCAAAAGGACTACTTCCTCCATCGTTTATATCAGGGTGACTTATATGAATACAAAATTCATTAAGATTACCATTACCGGTTGGAGTTCCTGTAGAATAATTTCCGTTCCATATATTAGCATTAACAGAGCCTAAAGGAGTTGTAGTAGGATCAAATGGCATAAGTATCCCATCATTATTTATAGGTAATCCTGAGGTACCATTACTGATGTTCCATGATAAAGAAGTAGGTGGATCGAAATATAAATTCTCATCTAGACCCACACTCTTATATCTCGTATAAACAAATTGAGAATAGGCATTAGCGCTCTGATATCCAGATGCTTGTATGAAAGATCCTGGAGAGGATACATTTACATCACCGTTAACTATACCTGATAATTGTACCGGTGTTTCTCCATACTTTCTATTATTATTGTAATCTGATTGTCCAACTATAGAGTTAGGTGCTTTTACTCCCTGTCCTCCTGGAATTAAAGAGGATAACTCGAGAGGAGTAGCAGCTTCATTTCTAAGCTCTAAATAATATACCACGGTAGATATTTTTCCTTTGTTGCTAGGATTAGATAAATCTATAAGTTGATCGTAATACCCTGCAAATAAATTTATTGTACTTCCAGGATTTATCTTATTTGATGTGTTTCCACTTCTAACATAAACGCCAAGAGTTCCTTTAGCTTTAGCAATAAGTGCTCTAAGAGATTGAAGTTCGTTGTCTATTTGTGTTATCTTTTGAAAAAGATCTAAAGCTTTACCTGTAGCATCGAAAAATCCTGATGCAATTACTGATGAGTTATGTGCAAAGAATTTATCTCCAGATGTAAATTGTGTAGATAAATGCTGATCTAATCCTTTTGCTTGTAAATCCTCTTGAACTTTAACTACTGCTTTATCAGTATTGTTCTGTGCTGCAAAAGATGTGTTATCAACCTGAACAACTAAATCTGGTGGGAATTCAACTACAGCAGATGTAGACCAATCAGATGTTAAAGGATTAGTTGGCCATCCTGCTTCGGATATCGACTGTACTTGTATTTCTACCTTCTCGCCTTTTGTTATAGCTATGTCTAATTGATTTATATTTACCGTATTAGCGTCGCTAACGTCCTCTATTTGCCAAATGTAGGTTCCAGTATCAGTGTCATATACTTTCTTTCTTACATCGCTTTTAAATTGAACCCAGTTTGTAAATTGGCCAGTTTTTTGTACACCGTTATTGTCTATATAATCGATTTGGTCTACGCCATTCGGGTTACCAGTTAATGAAAGATATCTGTATCTAACATTAAATTGTATTATATTTTGCTCTCCAGTTTTAGCATCTATTATTGGCTCGGGTATTGGCCAAAATCCTCTTACTCTATATTTAGGTGCTTCTGTTAATTCTGGTATAGTTATAACAAGATTGTTTATTTCTGTTATTGTTGTTGATAATAATCCAGTTTTTGTACCTTTATCTTTAGTTAAAGAAGCTATTTTGTCGTTTAATTTTTTAAACTCAGCATTAGGCGTTTTCTTTACAGATGTAGTTGTTAACTCTGATAGTTGTTTTCTAGTCTGATCTATTGCTCTATCTATAGAATCTATCTCATTCTTAAGAGAAGTTTTTATTTTAATCTTGTCTTTAAAAGATGTGCTTTCTTTAGAATCTGTTACCTGAGCATTTATTTTAACAACTTTAAAATTACCAGGGGAAACTACTGGAGCAGAAGGTGTTTGACCATAAATAGAAGGAATAGTATTCTCCTTAGCTGAAGCAATAAATATTTTTCCAAAGTCGGATACTTGAGAATTGTAAAAGGATTCTAAATTTTTTACACCATCACTAGTTGTAATTTGTAATTCATTAGACCAAAAGCATATACCTGGACTATATTTACTAGAAGCAACATTAAAGTCTCCATCTATAGATTTAATAAAAATTCCCTGTCTTTCATCAAATCCAACATTTACTTCTACTTGTCTGTTAGATAATACATTAGAATATATTGTCAATGATGAATCTCCTATTTGTACAGGTTCAAATCCAAATATTCTTTTTAATACAACAGTTTGATTTGTAACATCTATTGCAGATACCTCATACTTAGTACCTCCAGCAGTTATTAATAAATCTCCTTTTGATAATGTTCTTGAATTTTCTGTATCTGCTAAGGTATCGTTGTATCTTATTGTGTTCAACTTATACTTTCTTACTGTTACAGTAGTTGTTGTACCACTCTCAGTATTTTGTACCTCTTCGTCGAATATTCTAAGAACTCCAAAAGATCCAGTATATCTTATAGTCCTTAATTCAAGGTTATTTATTTGCTCGTCTATAAAATATTGTATTCCTTGGCTTTCTAAAGCTCCTATAAGATCAGCATCAGTTATATCGTTTCTTCCCTTTAGATTATTATCAAAGTACTGTTTTTGTACATCAGATTGTGTGTTTGCGATTATTCTTTTTACGTAAACATTTTCCGAATTTTCAGGTATTTGATTCTCTACGTCTATCTCAACATAAAGAAGAGGGTTAAGAAACGATTCAAAAAACCAGTTATTCCTTGCCTGAAAAGTTGAAGGTACTTGTAAGCTAGACGGGGAAGAAGGATCCTTTAGAACTTTAGCCTGATATATTTTAGCAACAGTTCCATCCGCATTTCTTACGTTTGCTCTATTATCCTCAAGACCAGATAAAGATTTAATGTTTTGATCTAATCTGTTTATCTCAGACTTTAAAAATCCGAAAGAAGGAACCTGTATATTTTCGGATGTGTTATCATCTTTTAAAAATTCTATCTCTACAGTATCCTTAGGGGATGTTGTTAAGTCATTAAGTTTATTAATAATCTCTAGAGAGTTCTTTTGAAGTCTAAGAAATTGTGCTATTAAGGATGAAAATGAGTTTTTCGTATTCGACATTTTTTTATCTTATTTGATCTATTTCAAATATTAAATTTTTAGCATCTATACAAACTATATCAAATATAGGTTTATAATTAGAACTAGAGAATTGTATATTTAGGAATCCAGCTACAACGGAAGAGTAAGGAACTCCAGAAGGGTTAGATTTAGGATATTCACCTAGAGCATCGGTAAGAATAACTAAAGAATAATTACCAAGATCTATATCGTCTCCTATAATAAATCTTAATACCTGACCTTTCTCCCATTTATTTATAGTGTCATCTATTCTTATAACTATATCATTATTAGCAGTTATAGATACTCCATTATTTTTATGTTTTAAATAATTAGTATAGATTGATAAAGGAACTGTATTACCTGCAACAGGATTTATAGTAAATAATGAACTTGTTCCTATATTATAATCCTGCTGAGTTACATTTACCTTTAATATATTAGGTACGCTCCTATCAACAGATGTACCGCTACCATCTTTTAAAAGATCTAGATTATAAGATAGATTAACAGAAGTTTGATTTTGTAATATATTATTTATTGTATCAGTATTCTGTTCTATTAGATTTAATATGTCTTGAGTATTATCAAAAAGAGCTTGATTTGCTTGTAATGAAGATTCTATTACGTCTAATCTATTTTTTATCTCAGTGCTATCGTCAGTATTAATTATTAAATCTTTAAGTCCTGCAATTTCCTCCTGCATTGCAGCAATCTGTAATGTTCTATCATTTAGATTTTTGGCTGCATCTTGTAGAACTGTAGCTGCGTCCATGAAGATAGAAAGTGAAAACGAAGAATAATCGTTTATCGCTTGCTCTACTCCTGTACTCTCTACATCAGTATCAAACTTAAGATTTATTTTAAATCCGTAAGAATTACCATTTAATTTAGTAATTGGGTCTGGTTTAAATTTCTTAAACGAAGGTAATTTAGCTGCATTGGTAGATACAGGCTCAGGATCATTTAAGAAAAGTATACCATAAAGATTCGTTTCAGAATCTGTTGGATTATTAGGATCATAAACATCATAATAAACCAAAACTGCATTAAAATCAAAAGAAGTTGTAGTGGGGGTTCCGTTCCATTCCTCTATTGTAGAAATACCAACATAATTCTGTATTGCCTTATAAGAAGATGGATCAAAATCTATTTGTACCCCATCAAGATTACTTCTTTTATAAGTAACAGTATATCCAGTAGGTCCAGAAGCAGCTAAATATTTTTCTAATGTATAATTAGTAGAATCAAAAAAAGTTGGGTCAGTAAAATATGAATTGGCCTCGTCTCTAGGGGAATACCAATTATTAGAAAAAGATCCAGTAGCTGAAGTTCCACTAACTCCAGGATCTCCTAATGAATCCTGGTCAAATATAGCAAGTTTAGGTAAACCATTAGGGCCATATAGACCAGAAGCTGAATCTCTTCCTTGTAAATATTCAGTATCTGTTGGATCTGGAGGTAAATGAGTCCATGTTCTGTCTGGATAATAATTCTCATCTGCTACTGTCTTAAACAAGACATAAGGAGTTCCTCCATCTCCAGTTGGTACATGTATATAAACTTCAGAATATGCGTTCTCTGAATTTTGAACAGAGTTTACGACATCTATATCGCCAATATATTGTACTACTCTTTCGTATCTTGGATTTGGACTTCCGTTACCAGTAAGAAGAGTATCCTCCTCAACCCATCTTTTATCTGAGTATGGGTAACCGTCTTTAGTTGTTGTTGTTGATTGGTTTAAAGAAGCAACTACTTCATTAGTATTAGCAGCTCTATATCTTACACCACTTAACTCTTTTATCCATTTCCAAAATATTCTTTCGGAAACATTTCTTTTAAGTTCTGGATTATAATTTGGATCAGATATAACGGTAGCTTCTAGATTCAAACAATAATTTTGAAAAGATATCTCAGGAGATGGACTTAAATTATTTGGGTTAGTAAGTATAAAATCTCCTTCTGCTGCGTCTAAAAATGTACTATCTATAGCATTAAATCTTAAAGCATTTTCTCCGTAAATTGGACTACCAAACTCAGGAAGTTTTAAAAGTGCATATTTAGAGAACGTAAACTTCTTAAGAGAGTTATTAAAAGTTAAAGTTAAATCTTCTGCAGCAGAAGAAAAGGTATAAAAAGTACCTCCTTGAACTGATATGGGTCTTATATAGGGTGTCTTTGCCATTTATTTAATACTTAATTAGTATGTGAATCCTTGTGTACAGTTTACAACGACCCAAGAACCTTTTTGAGTTGGCTGTCCTTGATCTATTCTAGGTTCCCACATAAGAGTAACAGAAGACTTATATTGATCCCCTGGTGTTTGTATATTAGGATCTGAATAAGATCCGTCTCCTGTTGAAAATCCTGTATAATAGTAAGGCGAAGGTCCAGTTACTCCAGTAGAAATTATTCCAGGAGTTGTGGCAGTATCTATTAGCGTTACTGTATAGCCAGCAGGGATATCAGAAGCAGTTGCTCCAGAACCTGTTGTTGCATAAAAGAAAAATCCACTGGCAAATCCAGCATCAGCCGGCGCACTTGAAACATAGTCTGATTGTATATAGATAACATTTTCGGTTAAAGTTAATTGATAAGGTGTGGAATATGTTCCAGTAACACCTGCTCCAGGAGCAGAAGGAAATGCTGTTGTCGAACCAACTGTTGCTTTTCTATTTGTATTAACAAAATTACCAGAAGCCCCTATACTAACTCTTCCCTCTACATTAAGAACACTTTGGAATGTTGCAGTTGCTCCGAAAGTTGCTGATCCAGAAGCACCAAATGTATTGGATTGTAAAACATTAGAAAAAATACCTGTAGCTCCTGCTATAGTATTGGAAGATATAATAGATCCTCCACTTGCTCCTGTTCCGTATATTTGTATAAGCGGTGATCCAGATGCTGGCATCACCAAGCTATTAGCCATTAACGATTTGGCTTTAATTTGCCCACTAGATGCAGAAGATACGTCTAACGATCCAGTTAATACGTTTATATTAAAAGAATTTTCTAAATCGTTATAAGCATTCTCAAGCAATAAAAAGTTAGCATTGATAGTTAACCTAGACCCGGATATAGAATCGGTTCCGAGAATTTCTGTAATTGTAATTGCCATTTGATTTTCCTTTTTTTGATATATATCCTGTATTTAATACTTTAAGAAAAGACAGGGTTAATTATTAAACCGAGAAACATCGAATATGTTTCTCAAAATAAAAAAAAATCTTATGGTTACAGGAAGCAATTGGACTCAAAAAAGAAAACCCAAAAATCCCATCAAATTTAAAATCAATTTAAATGAGGAGCAAAAGGATGCTAAAGCTATTATTTTAGAAAATCCGGTAAATGTTCTTAAGGGTGCAGCAGGATCAGGTAAAACCTTGCTAGCGGTACAAATAGCTTTAGATATGCTATTTAATAGGGAGATTGAAAAGCTAGTTATTACTAGACCGACAGTAGCAAAAGAGGATATAGGATTCCTTCCAGGGGATCTTAAAGAAAAGATGGATCCGTGGTTAGCTCCTATTTATGCAAATCTAGAAATGGTCTACGAAAAAACCAAGATTGAAAAATTACTAAGTGAAGGAATAATAGAAATACTTCCATTTCCTTTCATGAGAGGTAGAACATTAGTTAATTCTTGTGTAATTGTTGACGAGGCACAAAACGTAACTATGAGTCAGATGGAAATGGTACTAGGAAGACTTGGTATAGGTTCTAAAATAATAATATGTGGTGATACTTCACAGATAGATCTAAAGAACAAAAAGGAATCTGGACTAGATTTTATGAATACTCTTTCTGCAAGAGTTCCGGGGGTTAAAGTTATTACTCTTAAGAAAAATCACAGACACCCTATAGTTCCTGAAATATTAGATGTGTACAAGGAGTATACAACATAGAAGATGAATAGGAATTAATCTATATCGAACCTAGATAGAGGTGGAAACCCTAATTCTTTTCTATCGTAATATATTGTTCTTAGTAAGTAATCATTAGGATTAACAACCTCTGGTTTAAGATCTCCAGCAAAAGCTTCCTTATGATCTATAACTCTTATTTTACCAGAATGTGATGTTTCGTAAATGTTACCATTTGCATCCTGAAGTTCACAAGCGATAGAATAGAATCCAGGATTTAAGAATGTCCATATAAAATATGGGGACTTTCTTATTTTAACTATAACTTCACCAGTTTCTGTATCGCTTAAAGTCCATATGTGGTCTTTCTTTCCAGGGATTAAAGAATCTATCGGATTTATAAATATAGTGGTTGCTAAAGGTATTTCAAATTCATCTCTATAGAATTTTTCCTCCTTCCAAGACCATGCGTGAGACCCAAGCCAAGATTGTACTGATCCTATCTTATTACCACCTTTGAATCTTTCCTTTGGTATTTTTCCTAAGAAAGCATCTAGATTTCCTCCAGGTGGGGATAAAATAACATAAGGTGAAAATTCAGATTCCCCTTCAAAATAACCAGTTATATAAATATTTTCTTCTTTATCCAAAACTAGATCAGCTCCTGAATCATTGTTAATACCTCCAGCTGTTACTATATCTACTAATAATCCATCCTTATTGAATTTAGTTAAATATATGTCTGTTCCCCCTCTTGATTCTATTTCCTCCGGAGAAAAATACGCTGGTGAAGTGTATGATCCTGTTATATAAACATTTTCCTCAGAATCACTTTCTATATCGTGAGCAGTATCACCCCCCAATCCTCCGCACATTTTCATCCAAATCAATTTTCCAGTGGACAACAGTTTTATTACAAATATATCAGTTGTTCCAGGGAATGAAGATAATGTCTGGTCCTCTATTTTTATAGTTCCTTCATATGAACCACTAATTAATACGTGTCCATTAGGATCTAAACATATTGATGAAGAGCCAAAAGATGTGGAAGAATCGTATCCAATACTATTAGCCCATAAGCATTCCCCGTCTCCTGTATAGAATTTAGCTATAAACATATCAGGATTACCCACACCGGTTAATTGTATAGGTCCTAAATCTATCTGAGAATCAAATACCCCAGTTAAATAAAGGTATTCTTCTTTTAGTATTCCTATCTCATATGCTTTAGAATACGTGGTATTCGTAAATTGCTTAGCCCAAACAAAAGTCATAGAAGGATCTAATTTAGCTAAGAATCCAGAATCTTGTCCGGTTGATATTAAAGATGACGAGCCAAGGATTAGATTTCCTTGGAATCCTCCACATATATAAATATTTTCATACTTATCTACTTTAATATCGCCTATGTATTGATCTGGTGTAATAGGTATATTCAAAGAATTTAATAAAACACCATCAAAATTAAACTTATCTATTTGTATAAATCCAGTAAGATTATTATCGCTAACTACATATATGTTTCCATTCGTATCTGTTATAACAGATCTAGCATAAATAGGGCCTTGAGGTGATGTTGATGCTATAGATCTAGCCCATTGTATAACTCCGCCTTTATTATATTTAGCTATATAAACTCCTTGGTCTAATGATGTTAGATATAGATCCTGAGTACCTATATTATTAACCTCACCCATAAATATAGTACCAGTAAAGTCTCCAATAGCTATTATGTCACCCTCGTTGTCTACTGTAACCTTGACACCCTGGTCAGGATTGCTATTACCTAGTGTTATAACCCATTCGAAATTATCAAAAAGATCCCTAGATTTTTTCTTAGCTATTCTCTCTATTTGGGAGTTTTTCCAGTAAGGTTCTTTATTGGCTTTGCCGTTTAAAATATCTCTTAAGGGAGCGTATAAGAAGACATCGTCTATATTCAAAGATGGAAATTGGTCTTTCAATCGATCGATGCTGTAGCGCTGCCAAATAGGCTTATACCAAGAATATCTATCAACATTAGGCATGATAGGTCTGGTGTAATCTGAATTTAAAGTTATATTATCATAATAAGGGCCAACTATAAAGTTAAAACCTAATTGTGATGTGCCTATACCAGAATCAAAAATATATTCTACTGACGGAAGAGGACTAGAAGTATCATGATAAATAAAATCCCATCCATTAGTACCAGGATCCTTAGATGTCGCCTGTATATGAGGTATTATATAATCTATTTTACCTATCTCTCCATCCTTTGTTAGAATTAAAAGATTCTTAGGGAAAGTTGTTTCCCCATTTTTAATAGTTTTCCATGGTGCGGATAATGATATCTTACCAAAATTACAATCAACAGGATTTATAAGAGTAGTTCCATCATTTCTATATAAAACTTTAGTAAAATAGTATCCATCGAAATAATAAAGCTCTGTATTAGAAGGGGAAGAACTAGAATCTATAGTAAACCATATATTACTGTTTCCTGTTTCTATTATGCTTTTTACAGATCCTAAATTTAGTTCAGGATTAGTAGCATTGTTCCAAACCGCCCATCTTATATCATCCCAATAAACTAAACCATCGGAAGTTCCTATCCATTTATGATTTAGCTTATCTAATTCAATAGAATAAACATTATTTGAAGGAATACCTGAGTTACCTATATTATAGTTTTTAAAATTAACCCCATCAAATCTAGAAATTCCGTTATCTGTTGCTATCCATAAGTACCACTTGTTTATCGAGTAATATTGTAATTTAAGATCTCTTATATTATCGGAAGGTATATCAGAATTAGAAGTTGTATAAAGATTCCAAGATTTTGCACTAGAATCATAGAAAAGTAATCCGTCATAAGAAGGTGAAGAGTTGCAAGTAAATCCTGCAAATATGTCCCCTCTCTGCGGATTTATTTCTATACAATTTATACTAGAAGGTGTTATAGGAGATATTGGATTTCCTCCATTATCTACAAAATCATTAACAGAATATGCAAAACTATCTGATGGATCTTTCTCGTTTATTTTAACTAGAGGTACAAGATTGTTTTCTAATCCTATCCATTTTATATCATTTCTATCTATTTTTATACAATTAGTAAGAAGAGATACTCCAGGCATTACACTGTTACTTGAATCATAATTTGTGTAATTAACACCATCGAATTTTATGACATCCTCACCGGTTACCCATATATCACCATCAGCATCCCAAGCTATTCCTGTAGGTTCAAATAGTACAGGCGAATAAGTAGGAACTTTATAAAATTTAGATTGTATATTTTTAGGTCCTGGATTTGTACTAAGATCTGGAGATATGGGATTAGCGTTAGGATAAAAATTATTAGGAAGCTCTGAAAATCCTCTTACAACATAATCAAACCTTTTTATATTTTCGTCTATAGAATTGTTTAACTGATCCGCAGCTTCCTTAAGATCTAAATAATTATTTCCGGGAGAATCAGTCTCACCAAATACTAATCCATTAGAATCTTCAGTAACCTTAACCCTATCTCCATATTGTAATGAATATAGATTAAACCCTCCTAGCCAATCATTATGATAATCGTACATATCCCAAGTATGGGCATAAGCTTTTTCGAAAGAAAAATCTTCAAAAGTTTCCCACGATAAGCTTTTAGTTCCCCAATATCTCATTTCCTTCTTAGGTAATAAATTGAAGTCATAATAAACATACTCCTCCCTTTCATTTAATCCGCCAGAGAAGGTGTTAATTGGAGTAGTTATTAAAAGAGATCCAGTTGTCTGAACTATAAATTGTTTACCGTTCCAAAGACTTCCAGAATTATTAGGTGCTTGAACTGTAAAAGTTTTATAATTAGTAGTAACAGAATCCACTAAATTTATAACCTTATACTTAGGATCTAGAGGAGACGAATTAATTATACTATATGCTAAGCTAGTAGTTGAGTTTAAATCTCCTTGGAAATTACAGTCTGCTATTAAAACAGCATCAGCATAAAATTTAATATTACCTGTTCCATAAACATATCCTCCAGTTATTGCTGTTATAATAATCTCCGGTATTTGGAATGTGTTAGTTCCTGTTACTGTAATAGGATATTGACCTAATGAAGATCCTAAAGAATCATATATCCAAACAGTATTCCCCGACGAGTATCCATGGGGAGTTAATGTTGTAACTTCAGCTAAATCATATCCTCCTCCAATATAGTTACTAACTATTGTTGCTATGTCAATTTGTTGAACTCCGACATCAAACGTAACGGTAGATTTTACCTCTGGTAATTTGGTTAATACCTCACATTGCTGTCCCTCATTAAAATTATTAGAATACTCTGGGTAATTCTGTATAAAATCAGATATGCTTAGTATTTTATTTGTGTTTTCTACTGGGAATATCCATTGTGAAGGATAGCTTTCCCATTTCAAAGGCATATTATCCCAATCATAACTTTCAGATTCCCTGAATCTAGTTAATGTATTTAATTCTATTCCTCTCTTATCTACTTTTACTACGCCCCTTTTTATACCTAATGATATAGAATTCAATGTATCCCAAACCCTACATTTTATATTATATTCACCAGAGTAAGGTAAGAAATGAACTATAGTTTCCAATTCTGGTAATCCTCCTCTTGTTTGATAGTAGTAAGGCTTATCGTCATCGTCTTTATAAATAGTCCATTCTATCTCATAAAAATCTAAATAAGGTAATCTATTCCATGAATAGAATCCATTACTCTGTATAAAGTTCTCATAATAATCAAATACGTATGAACTGAACCCTAAATTAGTAGGACTCACTTTCCAATTTGAATATTCTCCAGCTCCTCTAGTATAAATCATCTGTATATAGAGGTTTCCTGTTAATGTATTATAGTCTCCAGCACTACAATATCCAAGAACTAAATTTCCTGGCGAATCTACTGACTCAACCCTTACAAAAATAACATCTGGAAAAGTTGTGTCGAACCAATTATTTCCTGTGCCTATATTAATATTAATTCCCACAGGGAATGTGGTTGGCAAAGTAAATAATGAAGTGCTATAAACTGTTTGTAAGCTACCCCCAGGATTAGGAGATGTAGTGCTTGAATAGCTAGCTATTTGTAAGTCTGTTCTAGTTATTGTTGGATCTAAAGAGTTCCAGCTTCCACTCAATTCTTCCCAAGATAGATTAAAGGTATCATTTTTTATAATAACTGGACATCCAGCGGGAAAAACATAATCACTACCATCAGAGAAAAGTTTATATCCAGGAGGATCATAATCTCCGTCACCTAAAAATTTAGGCATTTCTCCATTTGTAATGTCCTGATAGAAAAGATTTACTGCATTTTCTAATGATGGTATAGTGGAGATAGGATATTCTTGAAAATATGAATAAGGATCTACTGTGTTTCCGTAATAGCTTATTCCATCTTCTACTCCATTTATATTTGGATATAAAAGACCGCTCTGATTTGGTTTTGTATAGAAAGGTCTAAGATCTTCTACGTATCCTCTTTCGGGATAAACATTAAAACCTACTTTTATACCCCCTTTTATTTCAGTGATATCTACAACATCAGTCCATCCTCTTGTTTTATATAAATTAAAATATACACCCTCTCCTGTAATATCTATTATCCTAGCATTTAAGGGAAGGTAGTCTCTTTTAAGTCTTTGCTTTAATCCAAAAAGTTTTATTAGTACCTCTTCTGGACTAAAAGCAAAAGCATCTTCAACTATTGGATATCCGTACTGATCCTCCTCCTGATCTTCTACTACTCTATTTATATCATAGAATAATCCAAATAAAGCAGTTTTCTTATAAGACTTGGACGGGAAAAGACTTTCGAATTGTTTTTTTAAACCAAACGTACCGTCTTTTTTCTTACCGTATATTTCTACCTGCTTAAACTTTCCCTGGTTCTCATCCTTTATTAAACTACTTATTAGTTCCAATTTATTAAGTCCCTCTATATTAGGCTGACTTAATTGATTTAATATTTTTTGGTTTTGTTGTAGTGGTGTAAGGGTATCTGCTTCGTCAGTTTTTATATTAAGCCAATATTCTTTAACTCTTAGATCATAATAACCAAAGAATTTTATAGCATTAAAAAGAGATTTATATGATCCTAAATAAGGGAAAATACTCTCTCCTGCTAATAAAAGCTCCTTTCTTTTTTTGTTTATTATTTCGTAGTCAGGAAACTCTTCTTTTATATCACTTTCTCTTACTATTAAAGCATCATCTGGATTAAAAGATCTTCCGAAATTGGAGAGAGTAACAGACAATCTGCTATCTTCTCCTTCAACCTCACCATGTAGTTCTACTTTTAATATAGTTACTGGATTATTAGGATCTGTATAATCCTCTATTATTAATCTCCTATCATATATTCCTTCGCTATCAGAATTTAAAGCTATGTTTATCTGCATAGAAGATGGACTGATATCACTACTAACAACCAATCCGCTAGGAGATGCTACAACGTCACCAGGAACTATCTCTGGGTAAAATTCTACGTTATTCGCTTTAACTAATACAGGAGCATCAAGATTTCCATCCACTCCCAATTCATATGTGTATATGATAGAAGAAACATTAGTACTTCCATCATAATCTGATTCCCATCTTGTTCTCCATACGGAAGGACCTGGACTAACACCATATGAATGTGGAAAACCATATTTTATTTCAGATAGAGGGTTTAGAAATTTTTCTATTATAAATATATGTTGGACCTCAAAAAGCTTCTCAGAAACAATAGGGAAAAGTATTGCACCCTCCCAATAATTACCATTCCATACAAAATTATATTGATCACCTTTTTTATCAAAAAATAAAAGATTTTGAAAATTCATCTTATCTTACGTATTTATTATCTTTTGGAACGGTATAATTAAAATAGTTCTTTATATACTTAGCTGCTTCGAACCAGTTATAAACAACTTTTTCCATACTAGCTAAAATATCCATCCTATTAGAATCTCCGTCTAATACAGGATTAGAAAGTGTTTTTTCGAATATTTTACCTTCATAATCAAATCCCAAATTAGATCTATCGTCGTTTTGGGTATTTATAAATTCGTACCAGCTTTTTTTATCCATTTTAATTTCCTGTATTTAAAGAACTTTTTAATATGCTATTTACTTTGGAATTATAAGTATTAGCTACTATAGATCTAATATCTATGTTTATAGAAGAAAGAGTTGTCATACCAGCTCCTAGATCATAATATATTCCATTCCTATCTTCCCATCCCCCCGATATTATAACTATCTCATCTTTTCCTATAACTATATCACCAAATTCATCAAATCCTATCTCTGGTGAATTTGGACTTTGTGCTTTAGCTGCTTCGTTTTCTTCCCCTACAAAATATAAAGAAACTGAATCTACACCCTGTATAGCCTCAACAGCTGCAATTAAATCTGATCTAGGTATCTTATCCCTTCTTCTTATATTTAAGAAATAGTCACTCATAGTGTTTACTATCTGCGATTTTATGGTATCGGGATCATTACCTTCAAATATAGTAATAGCTATGTTTATTACATATTTTTTTATTACAGGATCTAGTATTTTAACCTCAGTTGTAACTATTTTCTGTCCACTTTCGTCTAACAAAGCGTAAATACTATTTCTTTGTGCATTAGTTAATTTAAATCTTGATACTGGTATATCAAAATATGTTTCATTACTTTTTAGTGTTATCTGTATATCAGGAACTAAGATAAGGTATATTATATTGTCGTCATCTATGTATTGATCATCAAAAGTTGTAAATGCTTCTATTATAGAAAACTGACCAAATTTTTCAAAATAAGTTATGTAATTAGTCGGATTGGCCAAGACAAAACTTCTTGAAGTTTTAGGTGCTATTAATCTAGTTAAATCTATAGATTCTTGATTAGCTCCTAATTGTGGAATAACTGTACAGCTAACGCTTAAAACTTCAGAAAGAGTTACACCATTACCAAAAAGATCTGTACCCTCCGAATCGAAATTAAATATTATCTGTGAAGAATCCTCTACTATAATATTTCCACTAGATCCAGCAGATTCTAAATAATTTACTTGTATAATAGAGCCAGGTGCTGGAGGAAGACCAAAATTTGTATTACCAAAGAAAATGTCTATACCAGATATTATAGAGCTTCTGACTATATAGCCTCTACCATTTCTAGGTATGTCGTATAAAGATTCGTATCTTTTCCACTCCACTCCGTTTATTTTTACGTCAACCTCGAAGTTTTCTATTCCAGAAGTACCTCTGGAAGATATATTAAAGCTCTGTAAAATATCTCCAGATCCAGTATATTGATTAGTACTTATTGTTCCTTCTATTATAGAACAAAGTAAATTGGAAGACCCATCTAAATTTAATCTAGTATATTCTTGTGGAAATTTCAATAGATATGTTTTTCCATTGTTGACACATTTTATTTCAGAGTTTTTTGGAATTAAAACCGCGCCACCTCCTATATTTTCTGCGCCCCTACCATTCCATTTTATAAGTACCTCTCCTTTTGCTGATATACTTCTTGTTGGATTATGGCCAGCAAGAGTAGCAAGACCGTATACGGATGATTCTCTAGTTGCGGTATTAATATTTAATTCCGTTATGGAATCTTCAATAAAAAATAAAACAAATTGTGAAAGATTGTCAAGTACAAATATTATCTGACCCCATACAGAAGCTACAGTAAATAATTGGTTAGACATCCCATATCTTGCCTGTATTAACTCAAAAGTTTGGGTTAGAAGGTCGGATATTTTAGCGTTACTTTTCGATAATAAATCCATATTTATAATATTTTAATTCCTAATATAGGATTACCCTTTATTGCAAAATCTATTACACAGGCATCTCTTGTTTCTCCTCTTAAAAATCCTATTGTGTATTTCACGTCGAAAATACTAAAGGCCATAGGAACATATGTGGCTAAGTGAATATCTATTGCTCTTGATAGCGTTGATTCGTCAACCTCGAGATCAAATATTAATCCCTCTAGATCTATACCAAAATAAGGATCTCCTAAAACCTCACCTGGCCTCGAGAGCATACAATTTTTAATCATCCCTATCAAGATTTCCACATCATCATTAGTGTGAAGAAACCCTTCCTTATAATTAGGATCTTGAGGTCCCCTCGGATAAATTTCACTTAATCTTGCCATGTTGATCTATATATTCCAATAAAAAAATACCCACTTATTTTACCGGATTTTATTATTTAATATTATAGACCGAAAATGGAAAATATATTCTACAGAATATTATTTTTTTTAATTCCACTGTAAGAAGTATGAAGGAGTGTTCTCGTCTTTTATCATCTGAATTATTTCAGTTTTTTCAGTTGATCCTATAGTTTGAATATTATTATAGTTAACTCTAACACCACCAGGAAGATTATATTCAAAAGTACCTAACAATCTACCTATATTTATTTTAGCTTCAGCTAAGCAGAACCTTACAAATAATTCATCATCATATAAGCTTTCTTCTGGTATATCTATATAAGCCCTTATCCCCACATCAGTTCCGCTGTATAATGAACTTGAGCTACCACCATCTGTTTGATATGTTCTATTAGGATCTCTACCGTTTATAGTTAGTTTTTTTGTGTTTTTGTTATAGTTAAAAGCATAAGTTTCTAATAAATATGCCTTTGCTAAATCGAAGAAAGAATATAAAACAGTTCTATACACTAAATTATCCCCTGCAAAAGGAGATAACATAAGTTCCGACCCTAGTAGTTTAGAATCACCAAAATCTTTATCAGGGGTTCCTATCAATCCAGCTCCGTTTACTTCTCTAACCTCGTAAATAGATCTAACACATTGAGGAAGCTGTATTTGTCTAGTAGCTCTAAATGATGGCGTCGAGAATAATTCTCTTCCTAATACAAATATCCTATCCTCTACAGCATATTGATAATTATCATAAAAATAAGCTCTAGCTCTTTTTATTATCCTCTTAATTTCCTGCTCGTTTAGATTATAAGGCAAAGCACAAGAATGAGATATGTCATCCTTTATTTCTTGGATTAAGTCTGCTTCGGTCATATCTATTAATTATTTGATTTAAAGTTTACCCCAGGTATTCCTGAAGGTTTAGAATTATTATCAGAAAATCTAGCTGGAGTAGAAGGCGAATCCCCTTCGTTTCTATTAGGGAAAGGTCTTTTCTTAGAACTTCCTTTTAATTTTTTATCGTCGTCTCCATCTTTAACTATTTCTGTCTCAGGAGATATAGTAGCAAGCTTACCTATAAATCCCGATCTAATTATTCCGCCGAAAACCTCACAATTAATTTCCTTGTCTTTATTATCTATATAGCTATCATGGACAGTGTTAGTAAAATAAAGATCCGAAGTCATAATCTTAGATCTACTTATTTCATTATTTGTTATTAAATCACAATCTTCTAGGGTTGAATCGTTTATTTTACAATTAAACAATCTACAATTAAATACATTACCAGCTATTTCCCCTTCTAATATGTCATAATCCTTTAAAAGATAGGCTCTAGTTGTTTTTACGTCTTTTAGCTGGAATTTACCTAAGGAGCTATCATAATTAATTACTCCTTCTTTTATGCTATTCTCAACTATTAAATCGTAAAGTACTTCCCTTATATTTAGGAAAAAAGATCTAAGTATTTGTGGATCAGACCTTAAATCCACCATTATATTCATGTGTGGATAATTCTTCTGAAAAGCGTCCGGATCTATAAATGTAGATGAGTTTTTGTATATCTCATTAAGGAACATTTTAAGAGTCTTAAGATCGTTATCAGTAAATCCTGTATTGAATTGTAGTACTCCAACAGTATAGGTAATTATATAGTCTATTATTTCCTTAATAGCAGAATATCTTTTCTGGTAATCTTTCCCACCAAGATATCTAACCTCGAAATATCCTTCGGGAAGTTTTAAGAAATTTATCCCCATATTTTTTTCAAGAGGAACTTCAAATAGATTTTTATCAATAAATCCAATATTGCTAGGATCTACGAACTTATTTGATGGAATAATTCTTTTTATAGATTTAGCATATAAAGATCCCATTCTATCAGGGAATCTTTTATAGATAACATTCTCATCAAATCCAAGAATAAATTTAAGAATATTTAGTTCCGTCATTTTAGGAACTTCTGGATATATTGATGTATCTATGCTAACACCAAACTGAAAAGCACACTTCTTATCCGTATACCCATTCTCATCTATCCATTTTAAGGTTTTTATTAAAATAACTATAGCCTCGAAATAAGGAAGAGGACCCGTGATGAATTCTACCATCTTGGATCCTCCTGAATAATCCGGCTCTAATTTAAAAATATCCTTGTTTGGTTTAAAATTAGAATGATACTTATTAAAAAGAAGTATTTTCTTTCCTAATACCTTTCCTAGGCCCTCGCATATTTCATTCCTATTTAAGTTACTATAAAACTCAAATTCGAAACCAAGCTTAACTGAGTAGAAAAAATCATTAGTAAGTAGATTAGCCAATTTTTATTTCTCTATTAATTGTATTTTAAGTGTGGAACTATCCACGCTTAAGATCGAAAAATCAACCGATTCTCCAACCTCGTATTCTTTAATAGAGTTTACTAATTTTTCTTTTTCGATAAGACCAGTTAGACCATTTTCCATCTTTATGAAAATACCGAAAGTTTTAATTTTAGTAACCTCTCCTTTATATATTTTCAAATCGGTATTTTCCCCCAAAACTTCAGAAGAAGTATCCTTCATTTCTTGGATATTTTTCATCTTCTCGTTTGGTTGGGTAACTGATAAATTTATTCTTTGTGGATTTTTAATATCCATTACATAAAATTCGATGCTATCACCAGCTTTATATTTTTCTAGATTTCCTCTGTTTGTATCGTCCATAGGTATGATTCCTGTATAGATATCATCCCATTCTACAAATACTCCATTACCTGATAGTCCTGTAACATTACCTTGATATTTATTAGAGAAAGAAAGATCTTGAACTGCACGATCTATAATTTTTCTTAAATATTTCTTAAATGATACAACAAAAATATCTCTTTTCTGATCGTAGACTTCAACCATCACGTTTAGTTCTTTACCTACATAATCTGCAAAATTCATAATTCTGTTTGCTGCAGCTAGACTTCCAGGAAGGAAACATTCAATTCCAGATAGATCAACCATGAATCCTCCGTTACAAACATTCTTAACTTTAACCTTGAAAGCGCAGTCCTCTTCTTTTATTGATCTATGTAATTCTCTTTTAAGTGCTTTTTCATATCCAGCAGAAACAGATCCATTGAAAGATCCAGAAGAATCCTTAGTTATCACAACATCTAATACGTGACCTGGATTCATCTCTATCGAAGGATATCCAAGCTTTCTCATATTCTTTTCTTCCTTCTTCGTGTCTATTACAATAGTTTGACCAAAAGTGGTCTCTCCTAAAGCTATTCCTTTATCAGGATCAACAGATGTTACTGTAATTTTTTCTACTGAATTGTTTTGCAAATCTTTACCCGATATTTTCGCTGAGTCGTCAGGAAATGTATTTCCGTAAAGTGAAGCTAGTTTTTCCCTTTCTTCTGTGTCATATTCGAAAAAACTAAAATTTTTATTTTTCATGTTATTTGGGTTTGTATTGGTTTATACTATAAAATTGGATTAAAATTTCCAAGAAATTAATATTTTTTCAAATTAAAAGCTTTTTTTAATTCAGATGGCAATTCGGGGATAGGATACACAGGATCTGCAGAGCCTAAGAAAAATTTAAACAATCCTGAAACATCAGCTGCGCTTCTTAAGAATTCATCTATATAAACAACATAATAAGTGTTTCTTAAGCTCATTCTTCTCCAAGCAGGATGATCGTCGCTCATTATTATAGGATTTAAAATGTTTAATAAGTTTCTTCCTAATAGTACAGCTAATGGCCAAGGTATTTTTGAAAGTAGTTCTGCAGAAGCAGAAACCTTAGGGAATACTAATTTATCTCCCAGTGGAGTTTTAGGTAAACTTTTATAATATTCCCAGAATAAGCTATATACTATTCTAGCAGGAGGAGGAGCACCTAACCCTATTAGAGCCTGCTCTATCATATCAGTTGGTCTAGCAGGGGGAAATACTGGAACGTTTAAAATATTTAAGAATGCTGGAACTTCAGGAGATTCTGGATTTACTAGATCTAATACTAAATTTTTAGACATCTTTTGAATATCCTCAGGATTAAGATTTAAAAATTTAGGTGAATCAACATCTTTTATTTCAGGCATAGCTGCTTCCAATGAACCATTATCTAGACTTTTTATTAGAGCCTCTATTAGAAACGATTTTATTTTAGATCCTGGTATAGTTACTTGTATAATTCCACCAAGGCCTGGGGTTTGTGTTAGTTGATCTTGCTTAAGTGGAAAAACCGTAGGCATTTCAAAAGCAGCAACAGCATTACCAAATCCTCCGTTAAGAGCACTTAAGCATGAAAGTGGTCCTTTAGGATACGGAAAATTAGAAATTAAAGGATCTTCCTCATCTAGTGGTCTAACTGGATCAAAAGGGCCTATTCTGCTAAGTCCAAGTTTTTTAGAAACCAATTTCTTTAAATCTTTTACTCTTATAACCAATATAGGATTTTCTCCTTCATATCTAACATATCTAGAAAAATCTTCTTTCCTATATTCTATTGTAGAAAGACCCTCCATTATTCTAAATTTAATAGCCTCTATAATGGGATTTTTTTTTCTTAAAAATTTTAATGTTCTAGGCGCAGAATTCGTTATCTTTATCTCTGGGAATTTAAAAATTCCTTCAAATTCACTACTTTCAACTATTGAAAATGCACCATCCCTTACTTTTTTAATAACAGAGAATCTATTACCCCATAAAATTATCTTGGTTATTATTAAAGACGCACCTCTTATCAGTTTAACAAGATCATTAAATTCGTCATCTGACATAAGTCTAGGATCCCTATCTCTTCTTAGGAATATCTTGCTTGAATTAGCAACTTCAAAATTTTCTAAGAAATATTTAGGTGGACAAACTATTTTCATAAGTTTAAGTACCTCTCTCATCTCATCTTTAAAGTTTATAAAGTTGGGGCAATCTATAGGAACTAAACTTGCTTTCATCTCCTTTAATATTCTAAGGGATCTTATTATACCAGGTATATCAATTTTTAATTTATCCTTATCCTTAGGAAAGTATATAGATTTAGGATCTGGTATACTTTTATCTAGATAGTTTTTTATTACAGTTTTTAATGATTCCTTTCTTTGATTTACTAAAAGATCTAGCTGTTTTTTTTCTTCTGTTAAATCTGGCTTAGGAATATCAAGCAATGCGCTCTTGTTTTTATAATCCCTCTCTTTATCCCTTATTGATTTTTTAAGTTCTCTTTCCTTTTGTTGTTGTTCTCTAATTTTCTGTATATCACCAGGAGGAGGAACACTATCAAATATTTTTGATAAATTACTCCTTATCCCTTCTAAAACCCTTTGTTTAGAATCCTGGTTATCTAATCCAAATCCAGGAAGCGGTATCAATTTATCAGGTATACCAAAAGATAGAGCTTGCTTAATTTTTTCAAAAGGATCTTTTATAACAGGATCAGATTTTCTAGGAATAAATCTGGGTCCTCTTAATCCGGTAAGGAAAAAAGAACTCCCCGTTAAAAACTCTTTTATGTAGACAAGCGGGGTTGGCATAAACCCTCCTATAAAAGGAATGAATATAACCAGCAATCCCAAATTAAAAGGAAGGGGTATTAATATAGGAGGTACTATAGTCCATATCATAGGAAGCGGTATCCTTATATAAGGATTTCCGTCTATAGGATTAGGAAAAGGTATAGGTATAAAAGATGGCGGAAGATATCCCACGGGCCAATATTTTAATCCCAATCTTACTGAAGGACCCTGGGATAAAAAGTATTTAGTATCTTCAATTGGAGGAAGACCGTTAGGGTATGGCAAAAGACCAACTTTTGTTACATCCTTACAAAATTGTTTCCACCAGCACCTTTGAAAAATGGTTGGACAATCAGAGCTAGGAGGAGATGATAATAAATAATTTTTTGTTTTAAAATCAGAACCAGGCTCGCCACAACAAATAGGGGGGCAATTCTCAGGATCATCCTCGTCTGGCTCATTATTTACTCCTGCACATTTAACATCAGAAAATCTTTTTTTAACATTCTCCGGGCTTACAGAATCGTTTATCTCACTAACCTTTTGTGAAGCAAGAAGCATAGTATCCCTTATCTGCTCGTACTTATTTTTTACATCTAAATAATTTTCATATATTCTAATACCTATTACATCAGAAGCAGGTAGTGTTTTTGCTAATCCCTCTCCAGCCTTTATTGCTTTATCTCTTATATCTTTTATAGCAGGGTCTATATACTGCGATTTGCTTTGTCTATATTTTTCATCCCACTTAGGTTTAAAATTACTATAGAAATCTGTAAAAACTGGTGTTGGTTCTCCGTCTTGTGTGAAACTTGAAGGTCTGTTTTTTGAAGGATCTCTAGCATCATTATCTCCTCTTTCTTCTGCGGTAAAGAAAAGCCAATTAGAAGAAGATTTTTCTATGAGTTGCCCGTATAATATTCCTCTATCCTCTACTATTTTATCTATTATAGATTGCTTAGAGTCATTTGTTTTAATTATTTTTTCTATAAAATCATAGAACTTAGCAACATCAGGAAATCCTGTCTTTATATTGTTTATCTTTATATACTGATATGATGTTAAATAGTCAGCTTTAGTACCTCCCAATATTCCACCATTGCCAGAATATTCATTTCCTATTTTTATTTTTTCAGCATCTGGTTCATCTACCTCTGATAAAGGCTCAGCAGATGATCCGGAGAAAGTAATCTTTCCCGGTTTTTTAACTTTTTTATAAGGTAAAGGAAAGCCGTAATCAGATACGAACGATAGCTCGAATTGTAATTCACTTAGTGACTTTACGAATTTAGTTTGGTATCTTATTGAGAATTTTTTTAATGCTTCTAAAAAATCGTACCCATAGGAATCGTATGTGTAAGAAAGACCGGTAGCTAGATTTTGTGCACTGCTTTTAAATACTCTTTCGTTTATATCTAGTGATGAATTTCCTTGACCATATAAATCAGTTGTTGCAGTATTGGTTGGAATAAAAGATTTTTCAACATCTCCTATGGTAACAGGAGCTTGCTTTCTTTCTTCCAGAGTAGAAATAGAGGCATTTAATAAATCCTCCGTTTCTTTTATTTTATTTTCTAATATTCCTATAAAATTCCTTTCTATAATTATTATTCTTATATCCTCTACATTTTCCTTAAATTTTATTATTCCTTCGGAAACTGGCCAAGATGCAGTGGACTCTTCGTAAGTTATAGGAGATTTGTTGGCATTTATTTGATTATTAAAAAGAATCTCTAAATCCGGATCGCTTAATTCTGTATCATAAACGTTCAATAAAAAAAGATCCTCTGTAAATATATTGTTGTTCTCTAAGAAGATCTTTTTGTCGTTACTATATTTAGTATTCTGATCGATTAATTCTTTCTTATACGCTTTTATTTCATCGTTATAAGTTAATATTTCGATCCCTAAACCAAAATCGCTAGGATCACCACCATCATTTTTAGGAACTCTAGCAATCCAATTCTCATATAAAGATTTCTGATATTCGTATATCCCCTCATAATGATATAAAATTTCCTCTAGACTTCTTTCTAAATTTTGCCATCTAGCTAATAATTTTATGTCCTCCTCAAGCTTTTTACTTTTATCTAGAGCTGATGATATACAAGAATCTATTGCATTAACATCTACCGGAGATGGTACTGGATCTGGTAAAGTTTCTCTATTGAATTCGTATGTTGGCGGATCACAAAATTCGTCTAATATATCTTCGAACGAAGACTTAGTTAATATAGGATCTCCAGTTATAGGATCTTCTGGTACTCCGGGTAAACAATCATCATCTATAATTGGATCATCACCATCAGGAAAAAAATTAGCATCAAATCCGTCTATCCTTTCAGAGCTTGAATTTTCAACTCCATCACAAGGATTAGTATTTGCATTCTGGTCTTTTAATAAACCGTTTATTTTTTCTAATGCTCCGTCTATGCTTAGATCGTCTCCTCCTATCTTTACATGGACTATTTGTGTTTTATTCATTATAAATTCTAGGGGTATATCAAAACCTAGAACTTTCATTTTTCTTTTCTTTCTTGAACCAGAGTTAGAAGGTTTTCCTAAGATTAGAGGATCTATATTATCAAATATTTTTTCATTTATTTTTTCTAATAAATCCTGGTTTTTTCCTTTCAGATATTTAGTTATTCCTGATGAAGGTATTTTTTTAGAAAAACCAAGATCCCTATTTCCTACACTTACTCCTAGATCCTTTTCTGTTACGGATATATTTTTCTTATACTCATCAGAATTTACAAGCTCCTCGTATAATTTTTTATCCTCTTTTTTTATAGATTCTAAAATGATTCTACTATATAAATCGTCTCCCTCATATTTACAAGATAGGTCCTCTATTTTTTTTAATGATATAGGAGGACCTTGAGGTTTTAAGCTATCTATTATGTTATCTACTTCCTTTTGACTTTTTTCTAATTCCTTATTAAATCCCTCTTTAGATTGTAAATCCTCATAAGGTATATTAAAATCTTGTCCACCTGATATTATATTTAATATCTCATCAGTAGACATTTGAGAAAAATCCTTTCCTAATAATTCATCTATTCTAGATCCTATTTCCTCTGCCATACTAAACTCCTGTTATTCCTGTAGCTCCAGTAGGTCCTGTAGCAGATCCTGTTACACCTGCTCCTGTTACACCTGCTCCTGTCGGATTAGGTATACCTACCGGAGAATCATTATTTATTGGAACAACAGGAAAATCAGGGGAATTTTCTCTTGTTACTCTAACAGTCTGACTTGTAGCAAGCTGTTCAAAGCTAGATGCTAAAGTTGAATTAACCCCTGGGGTAGCTGGAAGTTTACTGTCTATAGATATTGCTAATTTTTTAAGAAAGTCCCAAAGAGGTTCTGCACATACAGCAGAGAACAAAGGAGAATGACCCAAGTTGGTTGTTTTTCCGTCCATCCAAACTTCTTCAGAACTATGTTTAATTCTTGTTATAGCAGTATTCTCTATTTCTTGATCCGCATACTTAGTTATCTTTCCGCCTTTTAATTCTATAGATGATGTGTCATCAGCATGAGTTATTAGTATAGAGTTATCATTTCTTATTATAATTTTAGATTCTTTTAAATCTATTACAAGACCTTTCTCTACAGTATAATACATTTTAAGTCTCTCTATCCCATCATAAATAATAGAATGAGCTCCATCATAACTAGCACTTATCTCTTCAATTAAATCTGGAGCAAGTTCCTGTACAGCTTTGTATTCTGGACTATAATAATTACCATTATTAAATTGAACGTGAACTACCGATCCTAATTTAGGAACAGACATTCTACCAGATCCTCCTCCTAATCCATAACTCTGTTCAAATCTTTGATGTGCCCAAGGAAGATCCTCGTCTAGTATATCTGGATCAAAAACCCCAAAGACTCTAATCTTAGCTCTACCTTTGAATTCTGGATCCTTGTTATCTACAACAACACCTAAATAATGAGAGATCTCAATATTAGGTCTTTCTAATTTATTTCTGTCTACTAATCCCATTTTTAATTATATAAGGATTACCTTAATTGTTTTCATTATTAGCCGAAGGATAAATTCTACCTATTCTAGAAACATTAACTGGCGAGTTTTCTGTTTTATATTCGTCGCTATTTAAAGAATTGTAATTTCTCCCAGGAGCTCCTAGATCTCTACCAGGTACAGTTTTATAAACATCCTCATTTAATCCCTCTTTAAAAGAGCCAGAATCTTTGTATTCATCATCATTTATCTGTCCGTAAACAGCCTTATTCTTATCATATACTTCGCCTAAAGGCGCACTTTCTAGATTAATCCTATCCTCGTACACCTTCTCGTTTATTTGTGAGTATTCATTTTTATCCTCTTCGTAAACATCACCTATATTATTGACTTCAGTAGAAGATGGTATCTCATATTGATTTTCAGTAACTTCCGGATATTGATTATCTTCTCCTGAATAAACATCGCCTATATTCTGTGTATCCGGCTGTGGTGGAGTTGTATAAACATCATCAGATATTGTTGGATATTCTGGATTATTTTCAGGATAAACGTCATCGTTAAGTTCAGGATAAACCCTATCAGGAACACCCAAGCTTGATCCTGGATTAGTTGTGTATTCATCTCCTCCTGGTTCTGGATATTGTCGGTCGGGTAATCCTAGTGATGTCCCAGGATTAGTAGGATATACATCTCCTTTAATTAAAGGATAAACCCTTCCAGGAACACCTAGATCAGATCCTGGTACATTCTTATATTCGTCACCTCCAGGCTTAGGATATTCCCTATCAGGAAGTCCTAAAGAAGTTCCAGGATTTGTTGGATAAACATCCTCGTCTAATCCTGGAGGGGTAGCGCTAGATCCATTATATGCAGTACCTAAGTTTTGTATGACAGTTACACTACCTTTATATTCATTTATATCTTCTGTTATGTTTCTATAAAGTCCCTTCTCTTCCCTTTCAATAGGACCTCCTAGTCCTCTAGCTTGTGGACTATTATCAGCAAAAGGGTTTGGTATTCCGTTTTCACTAAAATTTTGTATATTACTTACTACCGAATACGCACTCCTTAATGCAGAAGCTGGGCTAATTCCACCGAATCCATAAATATTTCCAAGTAAAGCTCCTTGTAATGAAGTAGCACTTAGATTAACACCATTTATAGTAACACCCTGTTCTTTAAGATCTGCAACACTATTAGTTATAAAATTAGATGCAAGTTGTGTAAAATATTCCTTAGGATCCGCTTTGTCGTCAAATGTTGCCTTTTCTATACCAGCTGATCCAGCATAATCATAATCATCATAAGGACTTTTTCTTGATCCCCAGACATCCGAAAGAACCATATTCTTTACATTGTCATCCTTTTGCATTACATCAGCTAAAGCATTAAATTGAATTTTATAATCTTTAACCCTACCTACGTGAATTTTAAATTTACTGTTAACTGCCGATCCTCCTTTATTATCTAGGGTACCATAAGACGGATAAGAATCATCAAAATCAAATTCACATTGATCAAATTGATAAATGAAAGCGTATGGTCCTAATGTATATGATCCAAATTTATCTGATGGATATAAATTAGAATCTTTTGAAGTACTTTTTTGTAAAAGTCCCTCCGTATTATTTAAAAGACCAGTTTGTGAATTGAAACTATCTAAAAAATTAGCCCCTTGCGCTACAGACGGAATAGAGAAAGGATTTAATATATCATTAATTCCATAAGATAGCTGTATATTTCTTATCTCAGATACTACAAGCCACATTCTAAACTTCCTTAAATTTTCAGGTAGCATTACTCTATGGTAAGTATAATCATATATAGCTTTCCTATAAAGTTCTGAAAGAGAAAACATTCTCATGTCTATGGACTCTAAGCAATCTATTGTTAAAGTCCCCATTCTATAAGGCTTTCCTGCCTCCTTATGTAAATTTTTTATATCTATTTTAAGTAGAGTATCTAATCCGGTTACAGATTGAAAATAATATGGACATTTCTCGTTAACAAACTTTAGGCCTTTTTTAAATGCTTTTAGCATTTGTTTTCTTTTTACAGATCTCTGCCCAAGAAATTCTTGAGCCCCCATATAACCTACTCCTCCTCCGTTCATATTAAAAGCTCCTTGCTCTGCCCTACTTTTTATAAAAAATTTACTACCATAAAAGAAATCTGTACCTGTATAAAAATTACCCCTATTAGCAGCATCTATCATTAATAAAGATTGCTGGTATGCAGGATCCGTTATAATATTATAAGATTTTTCCTTGTCTCCTGGTTTCTCTCCTCTTATTCTTCCAGCTATATCAGTTATTTCTTGATTGTTTGATCCCCCCGGTTCGTCCTGAGCATTTCTAAAAAGAGGAGAAGGTGCTAAAAAAGTTTCCTCATCCAAAAATGATGTTTCACCAAAGTCGAATATAAATCTAAAATGAAGATATGTTGGATCTTCTTTTTTACCGTGCTTAGTAGTTGATATACCCTTTAACCAAGTTTCTCTCTGCGCGTCTATTTTTCTTTTTAAGGCATCACCATCAGGAAGAACTTGGTTACCTAATGCTCCTCCAAAACTATCGCCACTAAAATAATCTGCCATTTTGTTTAATTATTTACTATAGATATCATTTTTAATTATCTGGGTATTTTCTTGAACTATACTAGACACATTATCAACGAAATCATCAAATTCTGCCTCAAATTCTTTTGTATTTAATGATAATGGTTCTGAAGCTAATCCTGGGTTTAATGCCCATTGTTTTTTACCAAGCATCATAGTTTGATATATTCCACTCTCATCATATTCTATTGTAAATCCTAAAACAACATAATTACCCGAGAGAAACATATTTATATTTCTTTTCTCGCCTTTATTACCAAGCATAGATTGCTCTCCTACTTTAGTGCTATAACTGGTGGATGCTCCAATACTAGGAGCACCTTCTGTTACAATATATACAGGAAAAGTTTGTCCTCTGTATAGAAATGGTGTCCATGCCCTATTTTTTACGTTCAATACTATTTTATAACTATCATTTCTGTTTAGTATATTCTGAACAGAAGCTTGTTGAAAATTACCATGTACATTCTCAAAATACATAGTACCAACATAAGTCTTTTTTATCTCCTCTTTGTAAGAATTTTCACCAAGTCTACCTTTGTTTATTACGTCTCTAGAACCTAAATTTTTATTAGTAATAGATTCTATATCATATTCAACAAATTTGTTTTTAGGCTTATCTGAAACAAGTTTAGAATCGTAGAACTGGACCTTTTGAAAATATCCAAGATCTTTATTTATACTACCAGCATTTTGCTCTATTGATATATCTTTTATAAAAAGAGGGGATTTACTAAACTGAGTTGAGTTTGTTAGCATTAAAGGGAATTCAACCTCAACTGGTTTTGTTCCCCCAGGAAAAATGTCACCAAATGAATCTGATCCATAAGCAACCCTCATATTCTCTATTTTGGGATTGTTTTCGTCGAATTGTTTTTTTAAATTAACTAGATTTATGTTATAATATTGATCTATCCAACAATCAAAATAATCTTCTTCACCAAGCCAAGAGCTATTTACTATGTGTCTTATTAATGTTTCATAATCAAGATTGGGAGAAACCCAATTCATTGAATCATTCATTTTTACCTCATTAGAAGCATATCCTAATCCAAGGTCCTCAGCAACTTTTAATAAAGCGTCCGCGCTGCTTCCTTTGAATGTTTTAGAAACATGTTTATATAATTTAGGAATTCTAACCTCTGCCATTATAGTGTATGATTGATACTTACCACTAGATGGTGTGTAATCGATATAAGGTCCATTATTAAAAGGTGATATCACCTCATTTATTATAAAATCCATCCTAATTGGTTTAAACATTTCACCAAATGGTCTTATATAAACGGAAACTATATCTCCGTCTTTAGGAAAAGAAGTGAAAATAAACTTCTCATCTATTGTTTCAAATCTAAGTATAAGTGTTGGTTTAAATCCTGTTAGATCTAATTTAAAATATTTTATTCCATTTATTATCTCGGTGTTTATTCTTACTAAAGGTTTAACAGTACCAAAATATTTTTTCTGGACATTATCTGCCTTCTGGTCATTTAGTTCTAGATCACCTTTTTGTGTAGAAGTATCGACCACAGCTAATTCATCCAAAAATATATTAGGGTCCCTATATTGAAGTATGGCTTTCCTTACGTTTATTTCTGCTGGCATTTATCTTATCTTTTAAAAATATTTTTCTGTGCAAGTTTAGTTTTTATATCAGTAACAGATACATTCTTTTTTGATCTAGATTTACATTGCCCTATGTCAGGACCAAATATTAATTTCCCCTCAGTTACTAATATTTGTTGTTGTCCTTCTCTTAGAAGATTAGGAGGGAGAGGTGTTTCTGCAAGATTTGATATGTTTTTAGAATTTAAATATTCGAGTCTATCCTTGCTTACTTGTGAGATCTTTTCCTGAAGTTCTTTTCTAAAAGATCTGGCTTTTTGCTTTTGGTTTGTTATACTCTTACCACTATCAAATAGATCATTAATCATTTGTTCCCCTGGTATAAAGAGTATCTCTCCTAATTTAAGACTTAATGGATTAGATATATTATTCAATTTAAGCATAGTTCCCATACTAGATTGATCATAAAGATATAGCATAGATAATAAGTCAGCTCTAGCCTCAGTCTCTTCGTCTACAACTGCTATAGATTTTAGGGTATATCGTATATTTTTAGGAGACCAAGATGGAACTAAAAGATCTACAGATCTCTCCTGTGTATTAGGATTAGTAAAAAATGGTTTGCGTTCTATTACATCTATTCCTAACATATCTTATTTTTATTTTATTGTATTGTACCTTCAGTACTTCTTCTTCCTGTTAAAGGATCTATATTATCGTTAACAATATCGTATATATTTTTACCATCTGTGTCGTTAGGGAATACACCTTGAGTATTAACCCAAGCATTGGTACTTTCTTTACTAGAAACAAGCTGACCTAAATACAATCTTCCATTACCTCTGTTAAACATAGATTCCCAATCACCCCTGTGTCTCTGTCTTCCAGGCTCTAAAGTTACACTAGCTTTCATTTCTGTTGGAAAATCGTCAGGTCCTAATGTGTCGTTAAATTCTATCTTTACGTTTTTACACACCAAATTTCCCATCATCGCAATAGGATTCAAAGGATTTCCTATTGTAACATGCCACTCTCCAGTTGGATAACCGCTTAGCATTAAAGGACTATAGTATATTTTTTTGAGAAATAAATCCGAGATCATTACTGACAAAGATTTATATAGCTTAGAATCTGCAGCAACACCTTTAGTTGGATCATTACCAAACTTTTTAAGATCGTTTACTACCTGCTCCATCTCTTCTTTTACGCTTTTTTCAGCATCTAGTCTTTTATTTACTTCACCCTCAGAAAGAAGCTGTCCTATTGCTTCCCTTATGTATTGCATAGGATCTGTTATAGATTGAGCATATTTTTTTGGTCCTCCAGGGAATCCTAGACCTAAAGATGTCTGTTCTATTCTAATCTCTGGAGTTAAAAATTGTCCATAGTCCGCTCCCACAGATAATATATTAGACATTAAATCTAAAAACAAAAGCTTAGAATTTACTTGTCCTGCAGAATTTAATGTATAATGAAAATACAGAGTGAAGCCATTCGTTCCACCATTAAATCCTTGCTTTCTCGTATTTACCTGATTTACAGTATTTACATTAACAAATATTTTTTTAGATAATGGACCTTCCGCAGTTACTGCTTCGTCTAGAAGAGCTCTTTCTAATTTATTTAATTGTTTATCTGGATTTAAAAGTGTTTGTACAAATTTATCATAAGATTCAATCTCAGTGTCATTTATTTCGTTTCTTGATCCGCTTGTTATAGCGGATTTTATTAAGTCACCATAAGGTGTGTTCATTAACCCAGGATCGCCAGTTTGTTCATTCTTAAGAGCCTCTTGAGTCTCCATGGTAAAATTTAAACCAGTATCTATTCCTAATATAGAATTAAGGGAATTTCCTGTTTCCCCACCAAAAAAAGTTACAATCTGAGCAACAGGTAATGAAGTATTTAATCTTGCCTCGGAATCTTGTAATTTTCCTAAAGTTGGTATGTCTTGGGATACGTATTTTACAGACTTTTGGTCTTTTTTTCCTTCTACTACAAAATCACCTCTTTTTGTCCCATTTGCTAAAATTTTAAGGGAATCTAAAACAGGATGTGCAAATCTTCTGAGTGTTATCATTCTATTATTTGGAATGATTCCATAGTATTTACAAAATATAAAATCCTTAACATTATATATTTGTCCTCTGTAAGGGCTACTAGGATCAAGGTAAGCAGGTCCTTTAGTTCCCCTAGTAACAGCATCAATTATTTGTTTTGCTGTGGGGTTTCTAGACTCCTGCGGAGTTATTTTAGCTAATCCTGCGCTTAGCTCAGAAGTAGCATAATTAACTCTTCCATTATTTACTCCTAATACATAATAAGCAAAAAGACCTCTATAAACACCATCAGAAGTTGCTGCATCATAAAATAAACTCTTAGGAAGATACTTTAACTCAGAAAGTTCATATGTAGCAAACGTTTTATCAGCTGCATTGGAATATATGAATGCACTTCCTTTAAAAGTTTGTACCGCACTAACAGTTTTTCCTCCCTCCGTAAAGGTTCTCATGGAATTAACAGCCTTTCCTACATCAGATACTCCAGTCATATAATATATACCTATTTTTTATTAGTCAACTAAAATAACGTCGCAAAATTCGTATTCTAATATTTCTAATATTTTACCTCTTAAAAGATCTATAAAAGGGTCAGTAGGGTTATCATATACTATAACTAAATTAAATCCGGATGTTAATTTTGTTTTAGAACTGCATATTTTTTTATGTAGCCACTCCTCGAAAATATATTGTCTTATTTCGTTCATAGAGGAAGGAGTTAAGCTATTCGATTTAAACCACATATTAACATCTATTGTATGTAGTCCAGAGCAATCCCCGTAATCGAAATTTTTTAACTTATCAGCTTTTGAGATTATAAATGATTTAACCGACACTATAAATCAATTATCTTTTTTTCTATTTCTTTGCTCTGTAAGATTTCTTAAATGAATAAGATTTCCCATAGCTTTAGATCTTTCTCTAACTTCTTCTGCATTTGAAGATTTCTTTCCCAGAAGACCATTTTGTTTAGCGATCTTTCTTCTTTCTTTTCTATTCGGTAGATTCATTCTCTTCTTCTTTTTGGTTAAAAATATCTTTAAATGTTTTTATAAATAAAGTACTAACTAAGCTATCCTCTAGATTTAGAGCTTCATCTACGCTAACTAATTCGAATTTACTGTCTTTCTCTGACTTAGATCCATCAGTTTCTTTATCTCCTGATACCATACCTGTTATATTAACAGCAAAACATGGATTAGAGTTTAATACCATTTTAGATGTGTAAAGACTTCCTAAGAATTTCCATCTTTTAAGATCCTCTACTAAAAATCCAGACTCCTCACTCATTTCTCTAACTGCAGTTTGATATATGTTGTCGTCTTTATCTTCCTGTGATCCAGTTATTAAAGTTTTTGCCATCCCTCCAGGTCTTTGATCTAATACCTCTGATATTATACCTATCTTATTAGGAAGGCCTTCATCATTAAGAGTATAAGGCATTATAATAACGCCCGGATTTATTTGTCTGACAAAAAGGTGTCCGTCTATTTCAACGACCTCCCTATTCTTCGTCTTTTGTATTACTACTTGTTCCGCTTTTTCGTAAAGTTCCATTCGATTTATATATATCTTTTATATTTATCCTTAGACTTTCTTTTATTATTTCAATATCCAAATCCCTAACAACAAATTCTATTATTTCATCTTCCGCATCTTCAAATGAAGAGTTAAGAACATTGTATAGATTTTTTGTTGGTAAATTGAGTTTTAAATTTATACCAACCTCAACCCAATTAGGTTTTTGTTTTTCTAAAAGAGAAACTATAGGATTATCAGAAACTTTGATCTTTGTCTTTCCTTCAGATAGCATAACATTTTTAACAGGGACCTGATGTTCTATTACTGGAGCAGATTGCACAATAGAAGAAGAATCTATCTGCATCATATATTCATTCACCAATGAGTAATTTATTCTAGTACCACCTTTAAAATTTATCCAAACTATACCGGTCGTAGGGTCCTTAAAAATACTCTCATATTCACAAACGTTTCCAGCATTATCGCCCTTTGTCCATTTATAAAGAAAAGGCTTGAGTTCTCTATCAAGGATTTCTACATCAATTTCTTCAATGTTTTCCATGTTATTATTTTTTCTTTTGATTAGTTTTTTTAGGAGATTCCACATCTTCCACTATTTTTATATTTATAAATCCTTCCTTTTTTATGGAAGAGATCCAGGCTTCTAGGTCTTTCTCAATTATCCATGTGTCTTCGTATCTTGTACTCCCTGTGCTATTTACTATGAGTATATTATCCATATGAGAGGCTTTATGTCTTGTTATTTCTACTAAAGCTTTACCTTTTTCTTTAGAAAATACCATCTTATAGCCTTTCTCTATGCTCATAATATTTTATAGAATTTTTATCATAAATAATTTCAAAATTAAACTGTTTTATAAATAGGGTAATTTTTTTCAAATTCTTCAGGGGTTACTAGATCTAATATCTCATTTCTGTTTTCGTGAAAAAATTCCCAAGAAATTGCATCATTAGGAAAGGCATTTATTGTTTCACTCAACTCTCTAGTTAATATACCAACTCCCCAATCAGTGTTAACTGTTACTAATTTTAAATTGTTTTTATAAAGTCTTAGCTTTATTAAAGAAAGATATACTGTACCGTTCCATTCGCCGTTAGCAGGAGCAGTAAAAACTGGCGATTCCGCAGCGTGATATCTAGTAGGTGGATTACAGTCATGTAAAAGTATAGTACCTCCCTCTGCTAAATGATTTAAAGAATTCTCAATATCTTTATCTACCTGGTGATCTAAATGAAGTCCATCTATAAAAATAATATCAAATTTATGGTCAGAATCTAATGATTCAAAGAAAGAATCTGAAGTCATTATATGCGTTGTGTGAAAAGAAACTGGAGCAGGATCAACTCCTATTTTGTTTTCACAACATATTTCTTTGAAGCATTGACCATCTCTTACCCCTATTTCGAGATAATTCTTATATCCCTTATTTTCTATAATTCTGTTTATTATATCGTATCTAGTCATAATTAAATTTTTTATAAGTTCCATTTTTCTTTAAATAGTGGATAAGATCCGCTAGTCATCTTATACATCTGATCATAATCTTTAACTACCCTTTCTGTTGTTTTACCTATGTTGTTATCGTGGTGTATAACAACAGAATTAGTAACTAATACGTGTTTTATGTTATTCGTAAACAACTCCATAGAATAATCATTGTCACAATACCAGTGCTGAAATCTTTCATCCAAATCTCCTATCCTTTCGTAAATTTCCCTTTTTTGTATTATACACCATCCAGAAATTTGTTTTCTTATTTCATATCCTTCAATAAGACCCATGTTTTCATTTATTCCATAAAGAGTCTGTGTCATAGGACATAAGGGAGAAAAAGAAAGAGCTTCAGGTACTGTTGAAGATGCTTCAAGTATTCTACTAAACCAGTCTTTTGTAAATTCAAGGTCATTATTACACAGAGCAACCCATGGTGAATTTCCTTTCTTTCTACCAAAGTTTAAAAACTTGTGATATCCGTAAGGAAGGGGAGATTCATATGTTTTTACATTTATTGACATCCAATCCCAGTTAACACCTGGCTCGGATTCAACTACTATTATATTAAAATCATCTACTGCATTCTCTTCGGAATATAATAAAGAAAAAATACAATTTTTTGTTAGCTCCTTACAATAGTCGTCTTTTGCGTAGCTAACTATAACTATATCTAATAATTTATCTTGCATCATAAATCTTTCTAGCTTTACCTATTATACTTTCTAGATTTGAAAGTTCTAGCATATTTTCGGAGTCAGATGGAGAAAGATGTGGATAGGGATGTGTTTCTATAAACAATCCATCCGCATCCATTACTGCACCAAATCTAACCATATCCTCTATCAGATCTCCTCTACCTTCAGTTTTTCCGCTAATACCATTAGGCCTCTGTAAACTGTGTGTACAATCCATTATTATTTTAGATCTTGTACACGATTTCTTTAATCTTGATATAGAAGTGGCATCTACTATTAAATCATTGTAACCAAAGCTATTACCTCTTTCTCCTATTAATAGCTCCTTCCCTCCCGATTTATAAAATTTGTCTTCTATAAATTTACAAGATTCAGGGGAAAGAAATTGTCCCTTTTTAATAAGTACGGGTAGACCTGTTTTAGCACATTCTTCTATTAAATCAGTTTGTCTACAAAGGAAAGCAGGTATCTGTAAATAATCAACAACAGAAGCTACTTTTTCAACATGATGTGTCTCGTGTACATCTGTTATTATCTGCATATTTAATCTAGAATTTATTTTTTTTAAAATTTCTAGACCTTTATCTATACCAATTCCTCTAAATCCCCCTGATGATGTTCTATTGGCTTTATCAAAACTCGCTTTAAATATAGTATGATAGTTATGTAGTAATCCACATCTCCTAACTTCAGTAGCAATCTCAAAGCAAGTGTCCCAGCTTTGTATAACGCAAGGACCTCCTATAAGAATTCTAGTTTTTTGATCTTTGACCGAGATATCCTCCATGATGTAATTTTGAGTATTCTTTTTTGGTAAAATTCTTATCCATTAATCCAATAACTATTAAATCGGATATCACAGACATACAAGTTGTAGAAGTTGTTGGAGTTAATCCCATAGGACATATCTCCTCAACAGGACCAAATTCAATATAGTCTGCACATTTTATAGAGATATCTTCGGTTTTGGTTCCGACTATAGCATATATGTAATTACCATACTCTAAATTATGTACAAGATCAATAAGTTCTAAAACCTCTCTAGTTTTACCAGAATTACTAAAAACTATAATTATGTCACCTGGTTGAACTATTCCCAAATCCCCGTGCTGGGCTTCAGATGGATGCAAGAAAAAAGAAGGTGTTCCCGTTGAGGATAAAGTAGTAGCAAAGGTATGTGCGATGTGTCCAGCTTTTCCCATACCAGAAGTTATTATTCTTCCATGTCCGATATACCTTCTTATCTGAGAAACTAAATTAGTTATCCTCTGTATTGGTATTTTTTTTAGAGCTTCTATCTCTTTCTCTATCAATAATTTATAATCCATAGGATTTTATTTTATCTTCTATCATTTCATCTATTATATGAGAAAGAGAAAGTTTTGGTTCCCACCCTAATACTTTTTTAGCATCGCTAGCATCTCCTATTAATAAATCAACCTCAGATGGTCTAAAATATTTGCTATCTACTTCTATTATTTTTTTACCAGTTTCTTTTACTACACCA